ACACCCATGCATATCCAAACACCTTTGCATTTCCAGACACCTTTGCATCTCCAGACACAATTGCATTTCCAGACACCTTTGCATCTCCATATACCTTTGCATCTCCATATACCTGTGCATCTCCAGACACCCATGCATTTCCGTAATGTTCTAGATTTTCTTCTTTCTCTACAAAACCACCTAACTCTCCTTTTTTTACGTCTCCAAACTTTACAAGGGCTTTAATTCTAAATAGCTTAATCCCTAAAAAATTAGTAATAAATTCTGTTGTTAATTCAAATTTTTTCATTTCTTTGATCTCCTTTTCTTCTACTTCGTTTTGTTTTCTCTGACAATAATGTGAGCTATAGCCACCGACTGGTCAAAACTCATTCTTGCTTTTATAAGTTCGCTTCGAATTTCATTTTTGTCTATATCAAAAAAAATAAGATTTCCATTGTCATTTTTAACAACGACTAGATCAGGACACACACCTTCTATTCTCCAAGAATATCCTTTAGCTAATTCAAGCTTCTCAACTTCTTCGTACGTCAAAATAGCACCCATCTATCGCTCCTTTTCTTCAATCGTTCCTAGATTATCTGACTGTAACTTTTTCAAAACCTCTGGAATATTCATCTTTTCAATAGTGTCTTTTGCAAGATTCTCTTTTAGTTTCTGTTCTAATGATTTAACAATATCAACTTCTACTTCGTGTTTTGCTCTCTGAATCATGTTACCGATCTTATCATCAAGCTCTCTTTTTAGATATTTTGTTGTAAGTAGATCTGCTGCTGAATACCGATTACTTCCCCAGTCTTGATAATTTCCATCTTTATCATATCTTTTCTGTGTAATGAAACTTTCAAATTGCATTCCTACATATTCGGATAATGAATAATATGTGATTTTATCACTCCAATCACTTGATTTTTCAGGAATCTGAATATTATTAATCTTTTCAGAGCATACATTTTCGATAAATTTATTGATTGCTTTATTGATTGTCTCTTCTGATTCTTTAACTTTCTCTGCAATCTTTGCATCAACCATTTTCAATGCTTCATGCGTTGCTTTCTGTAAAAGGGCATCTTCCACACCTCCAACAATTTTCTCTTTTAATTCTTCGTCAATTGAATAGGAATCCTCTTCCATCCAATCAAGTTCTACTTCAATATTAAATTTTGCCATTTTATTATCTCCTTCTTAAAATTATTTCTACGCCAAACAGCTTGAAGCTGCACCCATTTATGAACTACGGCTTTTATTTATTTACTTAACAACAATCTTTGATTTTTAGGTTTCTTATATTTATTTTTATAGGTGCAGCTGCAAACTGTCTGACGATTCTTTTTTAAATGTATTTTGTTTTCCAGTATCCGGAAGAAGCTGTACATCTGATCCATACTGTTCTTTTTTGTTTCTTCCTAGCTTTCCTTGCTGACATATCAGCTAATTCCTTTTTTGCTCTCATATTTTTCCTTGCATCTTTAGCCGACTCGGATACACCGTATTCTTTTTCAAATAACCTGATGCTACATTCTGATACATTGTATTTCGCTGATGTTTCTGCAAGCGTATGGCCTGACATTCTGTATGTGATGATTTCAACCTTGTCAGAAACATCAAACCTTGAAATCCTGTTTCTTACCGGAAGTTTCTTTTTCCAGTTAAGGATTGTCGTTTCTGTTACGCCGTATTTTTTAGCAGTCTCTTTTAAAGTTAATTCTCCGCTAGAAAATTTGTTCACAGCTTCTTGGCGTTGCTCGTTTGTAAACCTTTTCCCCACTTTTACACCTCACCTTCCAATATTTTTTTGATCATCTCATTGTTTCTCTGTTCGTATATATGGTCCCTGACGCTTTCCTCAGGAAACTGCACACTATACGAACATTCTTTTATTCGACTTGAAATTCGTTCATTGTACTGAACTTCATTCTCTGTATAATTGCTTGTATAAATCGTTACCAGTTTGTTTATGTATCTGTAATTAACGATCTGGTAAAATTTATCATTAATCCAAGTGCTGTTTTTTTCTGCTCCGAAATCATCTATGATCAGAATTTCTACATCTTTCAGATCAGCCAATAAATCTCTTTCACTTATTTTGCTGTCTTGGTCCCATGTTTTTTTGATCTGTTCTATGATTTCACTTGAAGTTGCAAATTTTACTCTGTGACCATCAGTCAAAAACTGATTTGCCATGCTTGCAGCCATTCTTGTTTTTCCAGAACCTTTTGTTTTTGAGTAGATGTATAATCCAACTCCCTTTCCTTGAAACGTCTGGAAGTTATCAATGTAATTTTTGATAATCTTACAAGCAATCCTGACCAATTTCTTATTTTTTTCTTCCTTATAACAAGCAATATTAAAATCAGCTAATTTTAAGTTTCTAAATGGTTCAGGTACATTTGCAAATTTCAATCTATTGTGATTAATCTGTTCTTGCCTGCATTTGCACTCTCTAAACACTGTTTCTCCGTCTTTTTCAACAGGAATCCAACCAGTACCGTTGCATAGCGGACATACATCAGAATCCTTTGAAATCTGTGTCGGCTGCCCCAAGTTCGATTGCTTTTTCAGCGAATGAAGATTTTCTATGATCTTCTCCATTCCTTCCATATTTATCACCCTTCCTGTTTGTATAGTTTCCGTCTAAGATTTTTGCTAAATTTGTGTCATTACATATCCAATCAAAGTTTGCACACCAATTTCTATTGTTTTTCCCCTTAAGAAAATCAGATTCTTCCACCAGTTCAAACGCCTTTTCAAAATCTTCATATGTATAACCGGCGTTAAATCTTGCTCTGATCGTGTCTTTTCTTCTCTTGGACAATCTAGTAACCCTTGAATACGATTTGCAAATTTCATTGTATTTATCAACGATTCTTGCGTAATCAATTCGTTCTCTTGCCGTTTCTTTCTTTGGCTTATATTCTTCAACATCTGCTTTTTCTTCTTTTGATTTGTATTCCGTATTTGATGATTGACACACATAGTTTTGAACATCCATCATATAGACAGCTCCTGCGCTTAACATTTCAATCAGCCCTAACTTCACAAGATGTTTCAATGCTTCTTTTACCACTTCAACACAATGCCCTGTTAAAGTCACAATCATGTCTACATTGTATGGAATCATGCCATTTAATGCCAATCTTTCACTCTTCTTTAAGCTGATAAGATACATTTTCATAAGAATATTAGAATACAAATATCCGTCTTCCTGAGATTCTAAGATTTTAAATTCTTCTGTGTCTAAAAAATCTTTCAATCTCAGATAATAATATTTTTTATCAGACATAAGATTACCTCTATTTAATTTTCATTTGATTTTAGGTGGGCTGACGTGCCCGTGTATCATTTGTAGAAATGCTATTCAGAAAGTAGTTCTTCGATTTTTTCTGCTGCCTTTTCTGGCCTGCAAAACAAAAACTCTACTCCATATTTTTTATTCATTGTGTTCATGATCTGCTTTAATTGATACGGCTTGCATGGTTCCTTTGGTGGCTTTTCTCCTTTATTCTCGCAACGTCTCTTGTTTACGAAATAACGTTTCCAACAACTCTCATTCTTCCATCTTCCGAACGTATCAATACTAGTAACACCGTCTTTATTCTCAACGAGAATATACAGCTTAATACCATTATTGCTTGCCAAAAAGCAAGAATCTGAAAATCTCTTATGTGACTTCACTAAACACTGGTACAATTCTTGACAATCTTTTTTTGTATCAACAGATTTATCAATGCAGCCGATCAAGTCCATTTTTTTTAGCTTGTCCCCACGTCTTTCGATAACTTCCTGAATTTCTGGTGTTATCTCTATGTAATCTCCTACTGGACATGGAATATCAACAAGCTTATGACCGCGATCTTTTAACATGTTGTGTTTAAGATTATGTTTTCCTGCTTTTTGCGCTTTGTCTACTCCAATAATCATGTATCATTCGTCCTTTCTACCTATATTTTACCATCATTCATCATCGAATCTTTTGTGATACTGTGATGTATCACCACTTTTTATTAGATAAAATACAGATTCCATTCATTATCTTTTTAATTCTTTTTTCTGTCTCAACATTTTTAATATAAATCTTAAGTGTTAAAACAAAAATCACTATAGGAATCATTCCATACAATCCAATTCCTAACCAAACTAACCAAAACATATTATTTCCTTTCACTGAACTGTTCTACTCTATGCAATTCCATCTCTGCTCATATCGTCGCTTATCCACGCCATGCCCTTTCCAAGCAAAACCTTTCCTCGCTATTCCGTTTCATATCATGTCTTTTCTTTTTTCAACACTAATCAAAACGGTATGTAATTTAGATTTACACATAATGATCTTTTAGCAATGTTAACTTCAATGTCATTTCCCGTGATCTCTTTTGTTTGATTTAGAATCATTTGTTCATCGGCTGCTGCATCACTTAAGTGACAAATCGTTACTGTTTTTAATGCATCTGTCATATTCTGTTTCAAAACCTTTTCTTTGAATGTCTCAAAAGATAAATGCCCTTTGAGTCGATGTTCAAAGTTTGCTGCCGATTTATCAACAAATTCCTCACAGTAATTAACTTCACATAGAAGATGATTAATTTTCGCCGATCTAAAAGATAGTGTAGGGTATTCAAAATCCGTCATGTATACCAGACTTCCCATGTCCTTGTGTTGTATAAAATATCCAAAGTTTGGACACGGTATGATTTCCCCAGTATCTTTGTCTTTTGTTGTGTGTGGCAGATAGAACGGAATCACATTGAAACTTCCGCACTGAAACGGCTTTCTCTCTTCTTTTCCTATTATTCCAATTCCAAGATCAAAATACTCTATTGGATCATATGCTCCAAAATGTTCTACTGTCTCATTATTGCTGTATATTTCTATTCCATTCTTAGTAAGATTTTTATATGATTTTGCATGATCTCCGTGGATATGAGTCAATAAACACCCTGTCACATCTGCTATCCTATAATTAATTCCTCTTAGAATGTCTTTAAATTTACATCCGCAGTCAAGCAATAAGATTTCTCCATCTCCTCTAATATCTCCACTAATTAATGCATAGCAATTGCCATACTGACTTCCTGTGTTAATTACTTTTAGCCACATTGACATTTCTGAATATTTCCTTTCTTAAGTTCACTGGATTTCTCCTTGCGTGATACAATCTCTTAGAAGCCTGAATATCCTTTGCTGCCTTGTCGCATCTAAAATCTTTACAGATCATCGGTCTGACTTCGTAAATTGTACAAATTTTTCTGACATCGTCTCTAAACGGACATGTCATATCAACAAATTTACCTACGATTGGTGGTTTATGCACATTTTCTTTGATATTGTGTTCTTTCACATATCTTTTGATCCTGTTAACTTCTCCAAGTGATAACGGAAGAAGGTTGGCGCAGCACTTACCGCACTGCGAACACTCTCCGTTTTTTGTGTAATCTGTTACTGTTGCTAAATCGTCTTTCATTTCTTCAAGAGTACCAACCATTTTATCCACCTCTACATATCAAATTTGATGTTTTCCCACTTTTTGTAAGCATCCATGTACAACTCTTTCTCGTCTCCGTTGAATGTCATTTCATAGTACATACCATCAAGTAATGTCGTACTTAATAGTGCTTTATGATTCTGCAATGTCTTAGCATACCAGACAACGTATACGTCGTTGATCGTAAGACGTTTCTGATCTGTCTTATCAATATGATCATTCACATAATCTGCAATCTTGGCTTTGCATACTGCTAAAAATTCTCTACTTTCCATTTTCTTCTCCTTTATTCGTTATATGGTTCATATGTTTTTTTGAAAATATCAGGTTTACATGGATAGAACTCACCATTAACACCCTTAATTATGTAGTCTCCGTCTGATACAGTCATAACACCTTCAAGAGTTTGAATCGCAAGAAAGTCAACCATTGGAAGTTTTCCTTCTTCTAAATTACTTGCATCCATGCTTTCAAAATGCAATTTATCAAGTTGTTCTTTCATAAATGCTTTTACTTCTTCGATGTTATTTCCATTCCATTTAACAGCTTCTACCACAACAGGTTTCTTTACATATTTAGCCATGATTTCACCCCTAACTATTGTTTTCTTCATTGTCTTTTTCTGCTTCTTGAATACACTCTTCTGGTGTCTTATCTTCGCAAATTCGTTCACGTTCTGAGAAATACGATCCGTTTTCATCTCTCCATTCACCGAAAATATATAAATCGCATTTCGCTTTTTGTATATCGTCCTTATGTTTCCAACATCTTATGTGTATTTCATAAGCTACATAAGGTGCAATCTCATAACGATATAATCCTCTAGTAACCTCTGTCCAATAATCAAAAACATTCATAGCCATGATTATTTCTCCTTATTCAACAAACATCCAATCTTCTGCTAACATATCTGCTTGACTTGCTAACCATCCCATCTGAACACCAGACGTTCCTACAAATGCCACTGCTTTATTTCCAATGGCTTCATGATCACAATTAACAATTGTTTTGTCTGCTGTTTTATATGAAATTCCTGTTGCTAACTGGATATACTGATTCTTTCCGTTCCATCCTTTTCTTTTGACTTTAAGTCCACGTTTCACGTACTTGATAGCATCTCCGAACCCAAATATGGCTTCTCCGCCTAAAACTGGACAATTCGTTTCATCTGCGATTAGCCATTCATCAGACAAAATGTTAGAAAGTGTATATTCAACCCTCTGTGTCTCTCTAATATCAAGTAAATCTCCCTGTCCTTTGTCAGTATCTTTTGGTCTGCACTGCATCATAATTGATTGCTTTTCTGCATCCCAGAACCAATATCCGCCCCAAGATGGAAGTTTGACTTTTGCTCCTGCCTTCATTGCTTTAAATGCTTCTGAAAACGTCATGCCAATTTCTTCTACAACGAGCTGTACTGTGTAATCATCTTTATGCACGATTCCATGTTCTCCATCTGCAATAGATACAATCAGCTCTCCATCTTTTGTAATATTTACTTCTTCAAATTTTTTACCGTTAATTACCATGTTTGTTATTCTCCTTTATAAATTCTTTGTATTGTTTTGTATATTCGTATGAATCTTTAAATATATTGCAAATGCCGCTATACATTTTTGGTTCAAATTGCTTTATGGCATTAAGCTCGTTCTGATAATCTCTACCAAATGGACACCCGCAACAGCCTGTCCTCTTTAATCCGTATCGTTCATAGCAATCTGAATGTGTAATATTAAAATGTGCACAATATTCTGATTTGTCGCTATCCAAATACCAAAAGACTGGTCTGTATTGATCACACTGCCCGACTTTTTCATCAAAACAGCTTTTATATCTTGATGCTCTTATTCCACCTTCTGCTTTCCGAACGCCTATAATACTTAGATCATATCCACTATCTTTTATTACTTTATGAGATACATCTTTCTTAGCATAATTGCAGCACTTTCCAGAAATCTTAAACTGTGGTGGATTCTGGACTATAAATTCTTTTAAGAATCTGTTGTAGTTAATGTTGAAACTACTCAATCTTTTGCCATTATTTAACGTACCGCGTGAATTACACCACCACATAAGAGCAGATTTGCACTTCGGATACTTCTTGTATAAATCATCAAATGATTCATCTTCCCACTGAAATCCGTGACTTTGCAATCTATACATCATTTCGCTTACATACTTAGACATAAATGGTTGTCCATATATCTTGCACGATAACGGAATTGCTTTGATTGCTTTTTGTCGGATAATTTCAATACCATATTTACTTTCAAGATATTTTAGATGATCTTTAGTTGCTTGATATTCTAAACCGGTATCAAACCACACGTAATCAACCTTGTTATGTATGTCACATTTCCAGATAATGTCTAGCATCACATCACTGTCAGCTCCGCCAGAAATTGAGCATAAAATCTTTTTATAATCAGTTCTGTTTATAATTGACCATGCCCGAATCATGTTGTCACAAATTGTCTTGTTTGCAGGGCATGTGTCTAATAATTCATCAATATTCTTAAGTTTCTTAACCAAATGTACTTCCTCACGAAAAATTTATTTCGTTTCTCGTGAGGTAAAGCCATACTTGGTGAGTGTCTTTTTACATCACTATCACATTACTTTTTCGATACAATCTAACCAACGATCCGTTGAATCATATCTTCGTGAAAACCTTTATATCCTAAAGGTAATTAGCACAGATGGTTGAAGCCTAACCAATCGGCAGCACAACGTCTCCGATATATTGCATATCCAATATTTTGCAATCTTTCATTGGATGATCTGGATTCTCATTGTTGTAATCCTGAACAAACATATCTAACCAAAAATCAGAATACTCATTATCGTCTTTTGAATTGAATACTGCATATCTGTATACATTTTTATAATTTCCTTTTTCTGTAAAATATTCCAGTTTAATTTCATAAATTGGTAATTCTATTTTTGTTTTAATGAAATTCTTTGGATGAGTATTCTTGAGTTTGACTCTTAATTCTTCATCGAATACTTCAACTGTATCGACTCCGGATCGAATACTGCACTCATCAAAAAAACGGTTAGGATGCACTGCTTTTCACCACCTTCCTATTATCAAACTTACTGCTACCAGAAGAATAATATTTTATTCATCTTCCTGAACCATAAAGTCCGGCAGATCAGCTTCTGTTACTTCTTCTGCAATATCATCTGCACTTTTGACTTCTTCTACAGCTTCTTCTGTATCCTGAACATCATCAACAATAAACTCTTCCTGATTAGAACCTGTCTCTACATCTTTTCTTACGTCAGCTTCAATTACAGATTCTTCTGGAATTTCCTCTGTTCTTTCATCTGCTTCCTGAACGAATGCATCTCCATGAGTATTGATGATCTGCTTTAATGCACGATTCATGACTGTTTTCTTGGCCATCTGGTCTGTAAACTTAGCATGAACTCCTTTACCTTCTTGATATCCATATCCCTGTTTCCAAGCCTGCTTAATCTGGTTAATGTTCATTACTTCTAAGATTTTTTGTCCGTCATTCATCGTAAGAACTGCGTAAGCACCAACAATCTTGTCGTTGTTAATGTTGTTAAAGTCCTGAGTATGTTCTTTGAGAACTTTTTCTCCATCTACAATTGCGTACTCGAAATGATCTCCTTCGTAAATGACTTCTGAACTGATTTTTTCTAGTCCATATCTTCTTGCAATTGTCACGTTTCCAAAATATGATCTCTGGAATAAACATTTCTTACCATAAGCAATAAAGTATCCCTGTTTCTTCTGTACAGATAAACCAAGAGTTGCCATATCCATTAAGGAGTTTGCGACACTTGCCTGTGTGCAAGATTCTAAAATTGGCTTATTATTTCTGTCTGTAGTTTCTTTTAATACCAGATATGCCCCTGTCAGTGCATTTGCTAAATTGTAGTCTTTTGGAAAAGACATTCCATATTTACACTTTTCATTAAGTTGTGTTGTTAACCCATCAATGAACGCATTGTTAATAACTGCCGCTGCCTGAGTTTTTCCCTGTTCCTGAATTTCTGTTTTTGTTGCCATTTTTACCAACCTTTCTATGTAAAATTTAATTGTTGCTTTCTAATTTTCTAAGTAATTCATTAATCACATCTATAGCTTCTTTTGTGTGTTCCTTGTCTCTTTTAAGTTTTTCAGCACTTTCTAAAATATCTAAAATTTCTTTTTTACTAAATACATCGGTAATAAAAAAAGAATTTAAAATTAACAAAAAGTCTACTGCAACCTTATTTTTAGGTCCTGCAACTTCAACTACCATATCTTCTGATTTAATCATTTTGTTTCTCCTTTTCATATACATCAACTAATATATCAATTAATACTTCAACTAATTTTCAATACATCAATTAATCTTCCTTGTTACCGCCAATCACTTTTCCTTTTTTGTCAAGCTTCTCCCACACAAAGCGACCTTTTCCGCTATTGTGCCACTGACCAATTCCGTTTAATTTTCCGTAATCAAGCCACATTTCCACGTTGTCCATGAGATCGTCAACCATTGACATTACTGTAAATTCAATAACTGTACCTTCTGGACAGCTATCACTATTTGCAAGTGCAACTCTTTCTCCTTGTGGTGTCTGCGCTCTTAATGGTCTCTGGCAGTTTCCCATTTCTTTTCCTTCTGGAATCTGTAACAGAATCTTTCGTTCATTGACGAAGATCAGATTGTCAATCTTTGTTTTGTATGCTGCAAGTTTCTTGACATAGTTGAATGCTTTTGCTGCGTTCTTGAAAAATCCTTTGATCTGGTAATCATAGATAAATGGATTACCATTTTCATCTTTAGGAAATACAGTCTTTCCTTTTTCTATAACACCTTCAACACCAATTGCTTCAATCTCTTCTTTTTTACTGATCGCATCAGGTGCCTTGCTTGCAATGTACTCTGCATGTAATTCCTTATCATTACTTGCTGTTCCTAAAATTTCCTCAATAAATGTTAACCTTACTTTCATTTCTTTCATTGTTTTTTCTCCTTTTTAATACGTTTTCATTTTCGGTGCTATGCTCTTATGTTCTAAACACTCTGAACGTAGCTATTCCATCACAACTCTGCTGATCGCTGAGCTTTTCCTTTGCCAAACGAAGCACATTGCATCAATTCTATTTCCTTCCTTTTCGCAATATCTCCATTCTTTACTATTCCTTATCATGTCAACTCTATTCCTCTCCACGCCACTACATTTCAGCTAAATAATTATCCAGTCATTTCTTTACTTTGCCTTTTCTTCTCAAATCCATGCGTCTCTATGCAATTCCTTCACTATTCAGCTCCGTAACAAAACACTTCCATTCCTTACTATTCCATGTCGTATCTATTCAGTTCTGAACCATGCTATTCCATGTCGTATCTACTCAGTTCTGAACCATGCTATTCCATGTCGTATCTACTCAGTTCTGAACCATGCTATTCCAAAGCCTCTCTAAACTCATCATTGCTTTTCCTTCACGTTACACAACAAATCGTGTCGTCTCTTTACGATTCCAATTCGGTGCCTGACAATTCCGTGCTGTTCCTTTTCTCTTCATATCTTAACTTTTCCTTTGCTTTGCTTAGGAAGTCAATTATCACATCATAGTTTTGACACTTCTAAATCGTTGTCACTTCTGATCAGTAATATTAATTGCTGTTCAAACTCTGGAATCCTGTCAGAATCAAGGCTTTCTGCATCGTCAATAAAGATTGGCAGTCTCACATCGTTCATCTTCTGGAATCCGCTTACCATATCGGCTTCACATAGAATCTTGTCTCCATGATTCAGCCCGTCCATATAATTAATCCCATGACACATGATCTTACACGTTTCCACTGGATTTCCTTCAATGGTATAATCTAAGAACTGGAAATTCAGATGCTTGAAGTATGGATTGATTTTTTCTGCGATACACTCATTCTTCCTGAGTGAAAACTCTAATAATTCATCAATCTGTCTTTCAAGATCAGCTCCAATCTGTGAAAACGCCTTTAAATCTTCTTCCAGACTGTCGATTCTCTTTTCTTTATCTTTTTTCGCATTTTCCAAACTATGTAACTCAGCTTCAAGTTTCGCAATCTCAGAAAAATATTTTTGTTTTTCTTCTGAAAGCTGTTTTCTTTTTTCTTTACCGCTGTTCAGCAATCCAATCTTACTTTCAAGATTTTCAATGCTTTTTAAAACTTTGACGTATTCCGTATTTGAAGACATGTCAACTTCTTCTGGCAGATCAGTTAATTTTGCATTGATTGACTCAATTTCTTTTTCGTAATCACAAATTGCTTGCTTATTTTTTGAAATTTCTTCTTCAATCAGCTTCTTATCTTCTTTAAAATAATCAACTTTTTGTTTGCACATATTACCATCTTCCGTAATTCTTTTAAGCTTTTTAGCTTTTCCAGATTTCCACAGCTCTTCTTTTTCTTTCTCTTTCAAGAGCCGTATTTTTTTATTTTCCTCAAATTCTGCTTTTAACTGATCAATCTTATCTTCTGGAAGTCGCTGACCGCACGTTGGGCAGATTGCTGTATCATCATCGAATACCTCTTTTTCAATTTCTGATGATTGATTATCTTGATATTCTTCTTTGAATGTTTTTTTATAGTTCTCTCTAGCATTGTTCAGATATTCTTCCCACTGTTTTATCTTCTTTTTATCGTTAGAAAGTTTAAATTCATCCTGTTCTAAAAGACCACGTTTATGTTGAAGATTACATTCCAATTTATCTTCATCAAACCGTAATTTAAAACGTTTTTCCGTCAGTTCTTTGTTTGCTTCATTGTAGATTTCATCTTTCTGACGTTTTAGTTTAATCAATTCATCCGATGTTGTTTCATATGCTGCAAACGAATTTGCAAGTGTTTCTTCCTGTTCTTCTACTTTATTAAGTTTGCTTCTTGCTTCGTTTAATTTCTTTTCGATCTCTGTTTTGTTTCCAAAATCAACCTCGCGATTTCTTTCATACGAAATCTTTGTGTTCTGTTCATCAATCTTCTTTTCGTTCATGTTTAGCTCTTTTCTAAGCTTCTTCAAGATTTCATCCGCTGTATGATTCTCAATCATTTTGTATACATTTTCATACTGCGGATTTTCTTCGATGAACTGTCTTAGATCGAAACCTGACATTTTTTCAAGAATCTTTCTCGCATTTGTCGTATTCTTCCTCAAGGCATTTAAAAATACAATTGGATTACTACAAACAAGTAACGTCTCAGGATCAAAGTTATCTGAGATAAACTCATCAAACTCTTTCTTCTTCTTAGGTACTTCGTCAATCTCATAAGTTGTTTCATTGCCTGTGAAGACTTCTTCTTTCGTTCCTCGTGGTCTTTTCCACTTCTGCTTTGTGATCTTTTTCAGATCGTATTCTTTACCGTTGATAGAAACTCTTATCTGTCGGATAACGTCTACCTTATCTACTTCTTTGCCGTCCTCTTTTCTTCTAACTCCGTCCGGCATCGTTCCATCTGAAAGTTTTCCTGTCAGTACGTCAAAGTAGGCATCCATGATTGTGGTCTTACCTTCCTGATTTCTTCCAGAGACTTTTGTATCTCCGTCAAACTTAATTTCTTTGCTCTGAAAACACTTGAAGTTTTCCAACGACATTGTCTTCAATTCTACCTGCTTCATTTTGACCTCCTAATTGTATTCTTAACTCTTCTCTTACAACCTTTCTTACCAGACTTTCCAATTCTTTCTGCTTGTCCTTCTGCCTATTTTCAAGATCATCCTTCAAACGGTAATACATTCTTGAAAGCATTGCTGCGCTTCCTGTAGAGTCATAACCTATGTATCTTTCCACTTCTTCACAGTTCGTTGATCGTTTGATAACATCGTCATAAGAAAATCTCATTGCACGTTCAACACTTCTTGCATCTGTGTTGTATTTTTCAGCGATCTCCTTATAAACTTTCATCATTGGAATAGCTGTACCTTTTTTATCAAAAATCAATACTGTTTCTACTGAATACTTAAATCCAAGTAGTCTTGTATTAAAATTAAGGTCTATCATTTTTTGTTCAACATCTCTTCGTTTCAACATTTGACTACCTCTAAGCAACTGCTAGAAATTTCGTAAGCTTCTTTTTCAATTGATTCATTCTTAGAAATCTTTTTTTTATATTTTCTACTCTGAATCCTGCCGATAAGTTTTACTTTTTCTCCAACTTCAAGTTTTTTTGCAATCTCAGCAGTATCTCCCCATAAGATGCATGGGAAATAATAAGAACTCTTATTTCTGTTTACTGCGATAAACATATCTGCAACTTTTCTTCCTGCTGGTGTTACTCTTCCTACTGTTGGCTTACAAACTGTTCCTTCAACAACTAGTTTGTTTAAATCTTCTGTCTCTTCTACCTCTTCAACAACATTGGCATTTACAAATAAATCCAAATGTTTTTTTTCTGAATTTTCATCTGGTCTGTTTCTTGAAGCAAATACACCAGTAATTTCAACGTATGCTCCCTGTCTTACCGCATTGTTCATACGGCCTTCTGAAACAATAACTGGAACTCTGTCAACAGTTCCGCTTTTTCTTCTCGTATCAATGTACGTTTTGTAGTACATCTTTCCGCCTGATTGGTGGCTATAATCCACTTTTTCTAATGTGCCTTTCAGGTTCACAAAATTTTTATCATTTTTCATCCTTTATTTATCCTTTCTTATTCCGGCAAACAGTAACATTGCACCCGCCACTCCAAGCAAACATGCAACAGGAAGGCTTAACGATTCCCCATCAACAAAACTGCCAACCGTACCAAACATATATAATGTTCCAATTACTATGCACGCCATTTTGAATTTCATCGTTTCACCTCTTTTATCTTTTTCCGGCAAAATATTATGAATCTTATAAGTATTGTTACGAACATTATCTTTTCCAACTTATTCTTGCTATTCATATATTCCGCGTGCCTTTTCAAAATTTCATCCCATGTGATTTCTGCTTCATTTTCTTTCTTCATATTCCACACCTTTATAACAATCTATAAACTCGTGAACATCTGCCAATTTTTTTCTTGCTAACGCTTTATAGCAGTAAACATTAAATTCTTCCTCGATCTTCTTATAAAGATTTATGTATGTTTTGGCCCTCAGGCTGTTATCTTTATATTTTTCTCCAAGAAGTTGTTTGATGTGTCTTGCTGCATGTTCCTGAATTTCTTCTATGTCATATGCAAAGAGTGGCAGTTCGTCTTCTAAGATTTCAACCTTTGTCTCAATCTTTCCGACTCTCTCACTTAACAACACATCTCCCTGTGCTAAAAGCTTTATCTTTTGTTCAATATTGTCTGGCAGTTCAGCTTGATCTTCATTTTTCAATACTGGAAGAACTTCTCTCACGATCCAAAAATAAAAATCCTCATGATCTTTATCTTTAGTTTTCAAGATTGCTTTCATCATATTGAACTCATTTACGAACAATAATTTATGTATTGTTCCTTTTCTGTCTTTGGCGCTGATTTTTCTAACGCCAGACTGATTTAATCTGCTATTGATCTGTCCGGAGTTTATAACTCCAATGCCATATCCAATATCTTGTAAGCAAAAGAACCATTCTCCATCCTGCTTCTCTGCCCTAAGTTCTGTTCCAAACGGACTTTCAAAAACTTCCATGCTGTTCCTCCGGTTTCTTTTCTAAGAACTTATTTAAGAAATACATTTGACCTCTGCCAGTAACTTTCGGAGTTTTCACTACCACATTGCATCCGTTACCGTCAATTCTGGTACTCTCTTTCACTTGGAACAATCCCATCTCCATGCTTCTCTGTGTCGGCATGTTCCTGTTACTTCCTTGTGCTTTTATCAGGTATCCATTGTTTCTCATCCACTCAAAGAGTCGATTCTGCCCAGTATCAATGCCATTTTGTTTCAACAATTTAGCAAGATCACCAATTAATATAGATGTTCTGCTTGATGTTACTGCATCAGCGAAAATCTCTTTTGGCTTCATACGTTCGTTGTCTTCTAATAAGACGGTATTATCAGCTTTGAGTTTTTCTATTGTTCTGTCTGCCATCTTTAATGCTCTGGCAAAAACCTGTTCCGGCGTATTCCATGCCTTTTCCAGATCAATAAAATATTGTCTGATCTTCTTTCCTTTTTCGCTTCTTGACATTAAGCAAATGTGTTTTGCCATATCTACTGATAATTTATAGTCTTTCAAGTCTCTAACCTGTATTCCGCCGTTATTTGGAACCTCCGTACCTAAAAGTACGCTGGTATAATCTTCGTTTTCTACAAACCCGTGTGAGTTTGCTTCGAACCAAGCAGAAAATCTTTTGCTAATTTCAAGTGCTTTATGTAAATCTCTTGCTGATATTGTAGGCTGTTCTGTTTCATAATTAACAGGAATTAAATTTTCCAATTGATCACCTCCAACTTAAGATTTCTAAAAATAATCTCTTCGGATTGCTTTATTTTCATCTCTTAGTTTCCTTAATCTCCATTTATCAAACTCTTCCGTATCGAATATGATTGGAGAGTTCTTTTTATATGGATTTATCTTTTGTGCAAAACTCTGATTTGATTCTCTGTATGCTGAATCTAAAAATTCCTCAGGAAATCCCATTTCACAGAGTTCTGATTTTCTCATAACCTTTTTTGCATATTTCATTTTTTCTTCCTTTAAGATAAGAAATAATCAACCGTTACTCCTCATCTCCTATCAGGTCATCAACAGTGACCTCTAAGATGCTCGCTACTTTTTTCAAATTTGCAACGCTTGGTACACTGTCATTCCATTTAGAAATCAGCCCATTTCCAAGTTCTGCTTTTTTCTCTACATAGGTAACTGACAGACCTTTTTCTTTGCAAATCTTTTTAATTTTGTCATAAATATACAATTTCTTACTCTCCTTTCTTTATTTATTAGAAAATATTCAGTATTTCCATTGACTTTTTGCAGAAAATATTCTAATATTAAATTACCACATAAAATATAGATTTTTTTCTGTGACCGCTTTCTGTTTTACTGAAAGTTTTCTGTGCTATGCTTTTACTATATAGAAAACTTTCTAGTTTGTCAAGCGTTTTTTACAGAAAAGTTTCTGTAATTTCTTAGAAAGGAGATTCTATGACTATTTATGAGCGAATTGAAAGCCTTAGGAAGTCACAAGGATTATCACAAGGAAAGCTTGAAAAACAACTAGGTTTTTCTAATGGTTCAATTTCAAAATGGAAAAACAGTACTCCAAAAGTCGAGAGATTACAAAAGCTCGCTGACTTCTTCGGTGTGTCTGTTGAGTACTTGATGACAGGAAAGGAGGATGGACAAAAAGAGAAAGATAACACGGACGATCTCAAAGAAAAATTTGAGGAACTAAAAGAATTGCTAGAAAGTGGAAAGATGCAACCGTTACGTTATGACGGGCAACCGATTGACGATAACACAAAAGAGCTTTTGCTTAAACAGGTTGAGATTTCCATGGCTATGATGAGAAAATAAACAGGAGGGTTATGTATGAGACCGAATCAAATCAAAAATTTAGTACATGATTTGGTTAAAAAATACGAAACAAGAAATCCATATCAGCTTACAGACAGCTTAGGTGTTATTATCCAAATCGGAGATTTAGGAGAACTATCTGGATGTCACATGAAGATATGCGACAAGAAATTTATATACTTAAATGATAGGATTGATGATGAAAAAATGCGAGAAGCTGTAGTTGCTCATGAATTAGCTCATTGCGTACTGCATGACGGAGATTATTATTTCTTCTCCTATGGCGAACAATTCTACAGCAACAAGGTTGAAATTGAAGCTCATACTTTTGCAGCGGAGCTTTTGATACCAGATGAAACGATTATCGAACATCCGGGATACACTCTCGAACAGCTATCGTCATTAACCGGATATGGTGAAAGATTAGTCAGCTTCAAGAGACTTTAATTTTTTTATTTGTCATTTGTTTGTTATACACCGTAAAAAGGAGGGGTATTATGAAAAAAGCCTGCAAATTATTAACTGTGTTTTTTCTTGCTGTCACACTTGGTGTTTTTGGAAATTTAGAATCAGTTAACGCAAAGTCAAAGATTAAAATTTCCAACTCAAAAATCACACTGACTGTTGGGCAGTCTAAAACATTAAAGGTAAAAGGAACAAAGAAAAAGCCTAAATGGTCTAGTAGCAAAAAATCTGTAGCAACAGTATCTAAGAAGGGAAAAGTTGTTGCTAAGAAAGCAGGAAGTGCGACTATCACAGCTAAGATTGGAAAGAAAAAATATAAATGTAAAGTTAAAGTTAGTCGAAAAAACAACGTTAATTCAACCAACAGAAGTCCATATTTAAAAAATCAAGGAGATTTCGGAACTGGTAATTTTTATATTTACTTAGCATCTGGAACATCTGAAAACGGTAAAATCCCAGTCTTGTTAATTAATAAAGATACTCCTTTTGGATATGTTGATTACTATATAACTGACTTGACGGAAGAAACTCCTGTAAAAATTTACATTGACGGTAAAAAGGTAGACGAAACATACGTAAATTATGGTGCTCAAGCTTCTCTTATGGTTACCGGTAATCAGATAAAATCTGGAACTCATTATGTTGAAGCTGTGCAATACAAAAACGGAAACATTAGCTTTTATAGATTAGCTAAATACAAAGTTACAATAAAATAAACAAAAAAAGACCGCACAGCTCAGCCCAAGCGTGCGATCTCCCAAAAGTCTTGATTTTGATACTTTTGTACAACCATACTTATTGTATCATTATCAAGTCAGCTATGCAAGTCGTAAAATTTTAACCATTTTGCGTTTTTATGCAAACTCCAATTTTAGGAATTGCGTAGCTGTTATTTTTATACCTATTTTTTAGAATTAAGGAGTGATACAATGGCTAAAGCTAAATTTAAAAAAGGTAAAGACGGTTACTATTCTACCAATGTGTGGGATGGCACATACAAGGATAACGGTAAAAAAAAATATAAACACCTGCGATCTCCAAAAAGTTCTAAGGACCTTGAAAAGAAAGTAAAAGAATTTGAACGATTAAGGGATGAACGTCGTGGAATCATTGAAACTGACATATTATTTATTGAATATGCTGTACAATGGAGACATTTATACAAAGAATTTAGTCGTGCTAATAATACAAACAAAATGTATGAAAACATTATCAACGTACATTTTATTCCGATAGCTTATACCAAATTGCAAGACATTGAGCGAAAACATTTCCAATTGCTATTAAACCATGCTACAGGGCATCCACGAACTCAACAGCAGATTGCTATGACATTCAAGCAAATATTGCGTAGTGCTGTACGTGATCGTATTTTCTCCGCTCAAACATTCGCAGACGTTTTTGACGATTTTGAGGGAATCAAATACAAAGCAGAAGAGCAACGTGCTTTGACACCAGACGAACAGAGAGCCGTTTTTACGGCAGATTTTAAACCAATGGACAAATTGTATGCCTACATCCTTTACGGCTGTGGATTAAGACGTGGTGAAGCTCTGGCACTAACAGAAAATGACTTTGATCTAGAAGCTCACACGGTATCTATAACTAAATCTCACGACATATCAGATAATATCCCTTTTGTAAAAACGGTAAAAAATATAACTAACGGAGAAAGAACACTCCCGATTCCTAACAGTGTATTTGATTATATAGCCGACTATATAGCTATGTTGAGAAAAGAGAAAAGAAAATATCTTTTTGTAAATCAAAACTACAAGCCTATGACAAAATCTGGTTTTAGGAGAATGTTCGACAGAATATTAAAAGCTATGCAGGCAGTCAGCCCAAGTGTTATCGAGGGATTGACAAGCCATGTTTTCAGACATAATTATTGTTCTTGCTTATGCTACCAGATTCCAATTATCAGTATTAAGATGGTGGCTAAGTTAGTTGGAGATTCAGAAGAAGTTGTAATGAAAGTATACAACCATATCATGATGGAAAAAGAAGATAAAGTGTCAGCTGTAAATAATGCATTAAGTTTCGTAGATTTGGAACAAAAAATGGAACAACCAGTGGAACAAAAAATGGAACAGCTACAAGATTTATTATCATGGCTTTTTAAGAATGTTTCTGGAACAAAAATGGAACATGGAACACGTATGGAACAAATACTTCCTTAAACTTTTAAATACTTTCGGTTACTTTAAGGGTATGATTTTTAGACAGGTCATACCCTTAAAAACTGTATAAATACAAGAAAAGCACGGTATTTAGCCATTTGGCAACCGTGCTTTTTAAAGTGAGCGTGCGGGGATTCGAACCCCGGACAACTTGATTAAAAGTCAAGGAATCAAATCTATGTTAAACCGCATAAACTCTATTGTTCTCGATTTTGATTGGAACGAAAATGGAACATTCTCGCTTCAACGTTGTTTATAATATCACATCATTTTCGACATTGCAACTACTTTTTTCGATTTTTTTTCAAAGCTGTGCAAGTTTTCTTTCCTGCATATGTTCCAGACGTGTTCCATCCTAACTGTTTCCAGTATTTCTTCAAGGCTTGCGTTGTCTTTGCTCCCCAGATTCCATCAATAGCTAATGGATGTTCGTTTGCGTATGTACAATTTGCGTTCAGCTTCTTCTGTAACCACTTGATCGCATTCTTGGAAGAGTTCTTTTTTACAACGCTGTATGATACTTTTACGTTATCATATTTAGGTCGTCCATATCCTGCAATACGGCTGTTACTCTTTGCGTAGGATTTCTTGCATACAGCACCACCGTTTGGTACAACGGCTGTTCCATTAGATGTGTTACCCTCGATCGTGAACACCATCTCATCAGTTACTGCATACACAATCCCAGTGTGGCAGATTCTTTGAGAGTTTTTGAAGAAAATCTGGTCTCCAATCCGTGGTATTTTATGCCACTGGTCACTGTCTTTAAATTTTTGTGCTGATGTTGGAGTGTATGCACTAAAGCCATGTAAGAGTTTTTTTGCTACATCCCTGCCGTATGCCTGCATCATACACCAATCCACAAACATGTCACACCAGTAGGCATCTGGTCCGTTAATGCCAAAGTATGCTCCATACTTAGTGTAGTTGTTACTACCTGCATTTTTTGTTTTATCGTTAAGATACTTATTACTTTTCTTTTCTAAGTAACCAACTTCTCCTTTAGCTACATTAAGAACCTTATTGACTGTGTTCGCCATTGTTAGTCCTCCTTTTTGTATTCAATCACTTCTGCAATATCATTTTTACTTTTTGCAAGTTCACTATCTCCTACTCCCGGTGTTGTTGGGTCAACTAAGATACCCATAACTCCTAATAAGTTAATAAGGATACCCAACACCTGCACTACGTCATTCTGGGAGATTGGAACAACGACATTTAAGATACCTAAAACCTGATAGATAAATGCCACTGCTGCCATAATCAGTGATGTTAATGTTGCCTTATTTTTTAATCTTAATTTGAGATTCATAGTTTCTCCTTTCATTTATTAAGTGTTTGTGTTAATATGTGAATGGAGATTTTCTTCTTTCTTAATCTCCATTTGTAATTTATTTACACCTTGCTTCATGCAGGGTGTTTTTTTATTTATACGTTAAATAGTGATTTTTCAAGTTTACAGTATAAAACCTATGGAAATGATGGATTTATTATTAAAAAAAATAGTCAGTTAGCAATGATTTATATGTGGTATGGCAAAAGTTTGACAGGCGGTAATGTAAATCAAACTTTATTAACATTGCCCAACGGTATTACATTTAACCATGAAGTTTTCACTCCTTGTGAAATCATTGACGGAAGTTGGACTCCATGTGGAAATACTGGGTACATAACTATGCATAACAATACAGTGGACATAAGATGCGAAAATACAACATCTTACGGTGTCGTAATAGCAAATGTGATTGTTCCTGCATCATACATTAATATTCCATAGTTCTATTAACTAAATAGTGATTTAACTTATAAAAAGATTGCGTCAAATATTCCAATTTCAACAAAATATACAATTCCAAGTAAATATAAAATGGCAATTCTTGTTGCAACAATTAATTATCCTAATGCAATAAGTCCGCAATTCACGTTCATGTTTCCAAATTTAACAGAAACAAAGCATATATCTGATGGTTACTGGTATGACAACACTTATCGCGCAAGTTTTATGGCATGCAACGATGGAAATGTTGTTTATTTTGCTTCAAATTGGCAAGTAGTATCTCCAACAGGAACAGTTACTTACGATGTTTACGCAAGATAAGTTAATTATCAAATATAATTCCACCTTGATCTATATACACATTTGGTGGTGCTATAACCGTATAAAATCCCCATTGTGGAAGATTGTTTATAGTAATTACATTTTTGCTTGCAGAACATGATATATCTCCAGATACAACATTGGTAATTGCATTAATGATAATATCTTCGTTACTCATATTTATTGAGATTATGGCACAGCGTGAAGAACCGTTTCCATTTCCGAACAAAAATAGTGCGATTTTGTCACTTTTTGACTTTAAATTATCGTAATTTGATATGGTTACAGATATACTCGTACCACTTCCACTTGATTTAATTACCATATTGCGTAATCTATTGGTTAAATCACTATTTAACGTAGAAATATCTGATTGTATTTTACTTATATCGTTTTCTATATTTCCAATCCCTAATTTAGTTTTAATTAAGGACACGATTGTTGACCACTTAACCTTACTGGCGGTACTCCCACCAGTAAGCATGTAGTCTGAATCTGAGATAGTCTTTTTCTCTGTTAAATCTGAGATATGCACTAAAGGTATATTAATTGCCATAATATCACTCCTTAATCATTCAGTTTGTTATCTTTAACAAAATTTCTAATAGCATCAATATGCCCTTTCAATTCATCGTCAACTACATAGAAATTTCCCTTATTATTTCGTCTGATTGGCTCGCCTGTGTTATCATCAATCTCATTGTATGTGTATGATACTCTGTCTCCACCGTCAATATTTAATACCATAAAACTACTCAACTGTTTCATTTAAAATTTCCTCCTGCTCTTTAATTAAATCGCTGATTTCTTCCATGTATTCTTTCTCGTAGTCAATTACTTCTTCTTTCTCTGAGTTGTCGAATTTTTCAAGTCTTTCAAATTCGTAATCTCTCTGAATTGCTTTGATTTCCCACGAAAACTTAAGATTTTCAGTACCTTTTACAACAAAGTAACTATCGGTCTTTTCTTCTACCCATATATCGCCTTGCCCCTCTTTCTGCAAGAATACTTGGTACTCAACACCTATGTTTACTGTCTCTGAAAATATATCGTCAATGTCTATGTAACATTTTCCTGTATTATCAGTACATCCAGAACCTATATCCCCAAAATATGGGGTTGCTGTTTCGTAACAATACTGCTTTCTTGTATCGTAATTTTCTGTATCTATGATTCTGTTTTTTGTTCCTGCAACAGACAAACTTCCGCCAATAGTAACTGGCTGATAAAAACTTGATTTTTCTTTTCCAAAATGAAATTTATATTCACTTACCGACCCAAGATAAAGTGATTCATCCGTCATATGCATTGTTATGTCTGTCTGTACTGTAATTGGTCCACTGCTGTTATTTTTTAATACAATCTCATCTGGGGACAAAATCGCACATGCACCAGTTCCATCCTTGTTTTCAGATAAATATATACCACCGAACACGTCTGGTGTTATACACACATATGATATTGGCTTTTCTCCCATGCCTGATATATAATGCGTTACGACTATCCCTTTCGTGTTTATGTCAACAATTTCATTGTCATTTGCATCATAAACGTGCATTTGTCCATTACCGTACGTGTTTGCTTTTCCACCAAGATTTAATGTTCCACCTCTAGCATAAGTAAAGTTGATATACAACTTACCGTCAGACCCACGATAAATACCTTGCCATGCTCCGTCGTTGGTCAGCAGATTGAATATATCTTCGTGAGTCAGTGCATCTACGTCAATGGCTACTGGAATTGTCTCAATATCCAACACCTGTGAAAATCCACCTGCGGCATACATCGTACATCTCAATGCTGTAAGATTTCTTGAGATACCGATACCACTTGAACCGCTTGCTGTGATACCACTTGAACCACTCGCTAGTACAGAGTACAGTGCGTGTGTAATGTCCGTTTCATCTGAAGATGAAGTATAAACGGTCGTGTATGTATCTCCGTCTGTTGTTTCTTCAATTTTGAATCGGCACTTATAGGCTGTACGTGCTGTTGCTGCACCGTCACGGTAATAACCAGACAATGTAATATAGTTGGGCACGATCGTGTTATCTGCGGACATTTTCACAATGCTTGACGATGTTTCCATGAAATAAGTTCTTCCTGCACTTCCTTGATTGCCCTTTTCTCCCTTTTCTCCTTGTGGTCCCTGTGGACCTGTTGCTCCTGTGGCTCCCTTTTCCCCCTGTGGACCAGTAGCACCTGTTTCTCCTGTCTCTCCCTTGATTCTTGCCCAAGTGTAAGAGTCAACCGTTGTAGGGTCCGCTTGGTTATAGTCGGTGCAAGTACCAATATATGTCCCTACAGTTTCTCCACTATTTGAAGTGAATGTTTTACCACCATCATTTGAATATTTGATGTGAAGATAAGCTGTTTTTCCGTCAGCACCATTAGTACCAGGGATTCCCTGTGTACCTTTTTCTCCCTGCAACCCTTGGAATCTCGCCCATGTATATTTAGATGGGTCGTTTGAGTCGGCTTCTGTGAAGTCCACGTATGTTCCAATATAGGTAGATGGAGTTTCCGTCATTTGAGAAGCAGTCGTTGGTTTTTCCACGGAACTGTACTTAATGTGGAAATATGTTGTAGCTCCACTAGCACCCTGTGGTCCTTGGATTCCTTGCTCTCCCTTTGGACCTTGAATACCTTGTAGACCCTGCGGTCCTTGGTCGCCTTTTTCACCCTTTTCTCCTTGTGGTCCCTGTGGACCTGTTGCTCCTGTCTCTCCCTTATCTCCTTTAGCACCTGTTTCTCCGGGGATACCACCCTTTAATTTAGCAATATTAAATCGTTTCTTTGCTGTGTATGTAACATACTTTGCGGTAACATCTATCCATCCAGTGTCTGTTGTAAGTGATGTGACGGTATAAATATTTTGCTTTGAATCAAACGTACCGTTTACACCATCAGATTTTGCAAATGAAAAGATAGTATCTTTTGTTACATCTGTCTGCCCCCAAAACGTCTGTACTGCAAACGTCACTTTCGGAAACTTAACATAATTTCCCTCGTGATCTACACTAACACCTTGGTATTCATTGTCCATCTTAAGGATTAGATTTCCTGCCTTTTTTATATCCTCAATTTCTTCGGTTAATATCTTTCCGCCAATAGAAATGTTGTCTCCACTGATAACAACCTTGCCGGTATCCATATCAACCAAAAAAATCGTATTTCCAAAAGAATCTTTTACTTGTATTCTTCCAGACGTGATCACATCCGCTGTAAGACCTGTAGCCTTTAAATATCTAACAATCGTATCTCCATCAACTGTCATTCCTGCATTGTATGTTTTTCCACCATCCGTAGAAACTCCCCATGCTTCCGCTGTCATTTTCCAGATCATATTGGAATCTTTTAGCTGTGGCTTATTGTGCAGATAAAAAATCTGTCCGCCTGCCGAATCTTTTTCAATTGTTGTATAAGTTCCGGAAGAATTATTTAATCTATTTTTCAGTTCTTCTAATGCTTTTTGCCTGTCTGTTTTTTCTTGCGTGATCTGCTTTCTGTATTCCACATAATTTTTTGTTGCTGCGGAATATCTTACAGCACTATTTTTTTCTGTGCTTTCAGCATTAGAACTTGTTGTTTGAGAATTATTTGTATTAAATTTCGTTGATGATACAAGTATTTTGTACCGGTCAAATTTTGAATCAGTAAGAATTGCAACATCTCCGGCTTCTAGTGTTGGATCACTGATATGTGTGATCGTAGCTTTTCGAAATGCAAACCCTATTAACTGTTCTCCTAAAAATCCAGATACCGTTTGACCGGCACCATCTTTAATCAGCTCATTGTTTTCAATAGAAATAAGGTATCCATCCGATCCAGTCTGATAATTTATATATCCATCATCACTAGAAGTCGTGTTTTCTGATCCCTCAGAAGTATCAGAATCATCACTGCTATTTTCAGTATCTTTCTTTTCCATTACTCTTACGCCAGTAATGACCACATCATCTGTAGCTACATCAGAGTTATAAATTCCATTAAATTGGTAGATTCCATCTGGTATTTTTTCTTCTAAATACGGTTTATACACGTATAATGTGTTGTCCCCTTTGAATCCAATGTTGATAGAAACATTTTGTGATGTTGAAGTAAAATCAAATTTGAACCCAGTCCAACCGTCATTTAATTCTATTTCTTTGCTTGCAAGTTCTTTTGTCCCATTTAAAATCTTCACGATTGCTACATCGTTATCTTCTGGATATTGCATAAAAAATTGACCACCAATTGTATAATTAGTAGCCAACTTAAGATTCGGAACTGCTTCTACTGCATAGCCTGTTTTTCCTGCATTTGGGATGATTGAAAGCATTTCTTTATATTCAATTGTATCCGTTCCTATTTTTGCATCTACAGCTTTCCAACTTGTTATACCACCATCAAACAAACTATCAGGAATCAAATTTATAAGTGCTTTTTCTAAAAGACTCTGATTGAACCATTTTAATTCCAACTGCCCATTGACATTGCACCTACAATAATTTCCTGAGATTTGACCGCACCAAGCAATCACTTCACGAAATGTTACCGCAGCATCAGTCGGTCTTGTATTGATAATATAGTCACCATGTGAAAAATCTGGTGTATTTAACGTCACTCCACATATATCACATGCATCCATAACGATTGTCTTTAATGTTGCCGGATACTCCAACTTACTTTCAGAATATGCCCTGTCAAACTTACCCATATTATCTATGCATGTAAGTGTTATAATTGATCCATTATATTTTGTATCATCTACTGTATATACGCCTTTTTTTATTTTCTCAATTCGTGGTGTATACGAAGATTCCGTTTCATCGTCTGCATATATATCAAATTCCGTTTCGTTCAAATCAGTGCCTAACTGCGCCCTCACTACAGCTTCTTTAAAGTCATATTTTGTAAACTTATCATAGATATTATTTATCACAATCGTACATTGATTGATAACAACTGATCCAACTTCAAAAGTTCCACTTGAAACTGCATCTTCAATCGTAACTCCACCATTCCATATATCATCATTGGTCAAATTAAGAGTTGTCCCGTCTTTCAACGTAATATCTGCGTAACTAAGATAATTACAATTTCCGTTATTTAATTTATCTCTAAATTCACTTGATACGTCGATCATAATTTACCTCTCTATTATGTCAAAAGAAACACTCTCTATAATTTTTTTATTTTTCATCCACCATTTCACAGGTGCTTTTCTGTCCCCTGTGTAAAATGTTCTTGTCTGATATTTATTTGCCATCATATCCCAATATCTTACTTTTACATATTCTGGATTAAAGGCTTTCAATATTTCAGAAGTAACATCTGGTGTTTTAGCATTCCATTTCAATGCCAATTTTCTTTTCTGTGCTTTTCTATTTTTATGCATCAATGCATCATCTGTTCTTCCTGAATCCGATGCTGATACATCTTGCAATGACCATTCATAAGAAGCTGGACATGGCATTACTTTACCATTAACTTCTATCATGTGTTCTGCCATAAAAAATCCACCTCCAACTATTTAAGGTTAGCGATCAATTTTCGCTTTTATTGACCGTATAAACTGCAAAAACGCCTATCGTTCTCGATAGACGTTTTATAATTTTATATTATACAATACTCTTTGGTCTTATTGTGTATCATGTGGTCTTATTTGCGGCTAAAAATATGTACAACAAGTGTTAATAATACAGTAGCTGCTGCTTTTCCTTTTAATGTCACAACCAAAGGCTTTGCAACAATAAACTGTAGTAACCACAAAACAAAATTGACAATTCCAAAATTGACCGCAAAAACTATGATCATTCCCAAGATTACTGCAATAATTGATACAGCTAATTTATTTTTTCTAAATTTTTTGATCATATCATATCCTCCTACTCTAACCAGTGATTATCCAAATAATAAAATCCGAACACCGCTAACCCTGTCCCAGTGATCCAGAATACCCAAAACAGAATTTTACAAACTCCACCTTCTGATTTATACAATTCTACTGTATCTTTCAGATTATGTTCGTTAAATTCACTTTTTGTTATCGTGTTATTTTTTAATTTTGTATAAATTGTCCCTTTAATCGGATTTGCTTCCATTCCATAATACTTGTATCTAACATCATGTGAAATTTTTATCGTATCAATATATGCCCTAGATATAAAATCAATTTTATCTACATCAAATTTCTGTCCTGCAAAAATTATTTCCTTGCAAGTTTTACTGTTAGATCGTATTTGATCCCATGTATAATAAACTTCTGTTACATACGTTTTCCCACACTTAACTGTTCTTGTATGTCTGCGATATTCCTCTCTAACTTTTTTGATTGAATAATATTTACCGCCGATCATTTGATACGTGACTGTATCTACAGGTTTTATTTTCCCATACACGAAAGCATTTCCTAAATCAGTTTCTATCCCATACCGAAACATATCATTACTTTCAATCTTTGCAGCACGATTATATTCTTCGTTCTGATCCATGATGTAATTATCAATTTTCCCACTGATAGTAAAACCAATCAGAAACATTAATCCAACAATAACAACGCTTGCTATAATCTCTCGTGGAGTTATTTCAAAAGTATCAAACTGAAATCCTTTGAATTTTCTCATAGGCTACTCACTAAATAAATTCTGCGGTGCTGTCTCTGTTGCATCCTCAAATTTTAAATATTGATATGTTTTCTGTTTGTATCCTAAAAGTTTCAAGAAAAAGTTCACTGGAAAGTTCACGACATATCTGTTGTATTCTTTGATCTGCTGATTGTAATTGTCTCTTACGTCAGAAATCTTATTCTCTGTAACTGCTAATTCTTTCATAAGCCGTTGATAATTCTTGTCAACTTTTAATTCTGGATAAGATTCTTTTATTGCTGCAATCGCTGTGCCTGTACTTTCGATTTTCCCAGTATTTGAACTTCTCTCTTTAACAATATTTTTCAGTGTTTCGGCTTCATGTTTGTTGTAAGATTTCACACTGTCTGCCAGATTATATACTAAATCCTGTCTTCTCTTTTCCTGAACGTTAATTGCCGCCTTTGATTCCATTATCTGTTCTTCCATCGAATTTGCATGATTCTGTGGTATGTGAATCATAAATATGCCAACTAACACTATTGCTATAATCGCAGCTAAAATAATCAATGGTATTTTCCATGTTGTATTTTTCATCTTTTCTTCTCCTTTTCTTTGATGATTCTATATCTCAACAGGATAATCACTCTTAACATTGTCATAGTATTCATCCTGAACTTTGTAGAATAGATTTTCACGGATTTTATAATTCATAAAGTGCATGATCTGGTAATTAATTGTGAATCCGCTATTTTTGCCATATTCTGTTGCAAAGTATTTATCAATCATAAGTTTGTATAAATCAAAATCCAGTTCTGTGTCTTGCATATTCTCAGGAACAAAATAAAACTTCTCAACCAACTCTACGCATTTTTCGTCAGAGATCATTGGATGGTCTGTTCCTTTCTCCAACTGATATTTCTTGAAAAAGTATTTAACAATATCTCCGATTACACATTCATCTTTTGGATTGTTATACAGATCATCGTCAAACTCTTGATTGACTCTAAAACCTAAATGGATTTTATCTTCAATTGTCTGACTAAGAGTATTTTTATTTCCCTTTCTCTTTATGATTTTGACCTTATTTCTCCCAGAAATAGGCATGAAGTCTTTTTTATCTCTACACACATCATTATTATCTTTATCTTCTGTTGATAAAAAAGCATAATCTTTATCGTTAGATAAAGCATTGTTAATATCTGTGTTAGTCTCTGGTAATGCTTCTGTCAAGTTGTCGCTTTCAAAGTTATCCTGTCTAACTGTATGATCTGATTCTGGTTCGTCTAAAATCTGATCAATGATTTCTTCTAAAACCTCATCGTTTACTGTATACCACTTTGTAGATGTAGAACCATTACGACGATTGTTATAATTTCCCACTAAAACAAGACCCTTGTTGCGTAAACTATAAAAAATACGCTCAACGGTCTTATGTGACCAAAACGGAAAATTTTCTTCCTGCCACTCTCTGATAGAGTTATAGCACCAATATTTACCATCGTGGAAATTTCTGTTCTGTTTTTTATTTACGGAAATCCAATAATAGATTTGATTCAGAACGATTGCTTCATTTAAGCCAATCATTTTTGCAAGATCAGGATTGATTACTAATACGTTACTTTTGAAAAATAAATCTAATTTCTTACTCATATTATCACCTCGTGGTTATTTAAACATTAACGTGTGCACCCTCATGTTAAAATATAAAAACAGCAAACGGAACGTACACGAGGAAAGACGTTCTTTTCGCCGGCACACGATGGCTAGTTTGCTGTAATTATTAAAATAAAAAAAGACATACACAGGATTGTGTGGTCTTCATGACCTTTGCATCCTGTGTATGTCTCTTAACTTAAATTCATCATAGCATAAAGTTTTACGCAAATCAATATGCATTTGATGGTTTTAATCTGTAATTATTTCTTGCTTGTCCTTTTGCAACAGACCTTGCAAGAACTTCATTATCTTCTGTATATAATGTTGCGTATAAGTTTATATCTGGTTGATTTCCACTATTGTTCATCATAGCAACAACAACTCCACGTTCTACAGCATCAGCAATGATACTTTCATCAACCATACCACCAGAATTACCAACGATACTATCCGCAATCATCTTCATAGTTTTTGGATTTTCAAGTGGTAATACAGCTTCTGATCCGGCTTCACCGACACCGATCACGGATGCAGAATCAAATAATCCACCTTTTTTATACCAATCTACTTTAAATTTAGTTGGTATGCTTAAGCTCATTCCACCAAAATTGAAGTCTTTTGTTCCCCAAGAAATATGAGGTGTTGGAATACGTAAAGATTTAAAACCATTAATAAACTGCTTAATGATATTTTGCCCAACTTTATACATATCTCCAACGGCATTTTTTACATTGCTCGGTAACTTTTTCAACCAGTTTCTAGCATCTGTCCATTTATCTCCTTTTAATCCAGAAAGCATACCTTTCATAGCTTCTGCTCCTTTGGCAACTAACCACGCTGCCGGAGATGTTCTTGCTAATGTATTTACCGTAAAACTCTTTAATCCTTTTACGGTTGATTGGAAGTTTCCGTTCTTCACGTTCTCCCAACCGTTTTTCATTCCGTTAACAGCTTGTTTACCTTTTTCAACCAACCAATTCTCAGCACCAGTGACTTTACCTTTGATGTAATTTCCGATACCTGCGGCTGCCTGACCGACTTTGCTTTCTTTTACAGACTCCCATCCACTACGGATACCTTCGACTGCATCTTGCCCTTTTTCTTTCAACCATTCACCGGCGTTTCCAACTTTCTCTTTAATAAATTTGCCGATTGTGCTAACAGCTGTTCCGAAACCAGATTTTGCACTTTCCCATCCATTGCGCAAGCCTTCAATAAGGTTTTTTCCTTTTTCCTTTAACCATTCTCCGGCGCTGTTAAATCCATTCACAATATTCTCTTTTACGTTTCCGATAAACTTAGATATTGCACCCCAGTTTTTGTATATTAAAAATCCACCAACGATTACTCCAACTATAGCTAATCCAATCGGTGAGAACAGCACGCCAAGAACACTGCTAAATGCAGCTGATACAGCTGGTGCGAACGTACCTGTTACCCATGATGCAATTCCACCTGCAAATGAAACCGCTTTTGGAAATAATTTTGTTGAAATAACTTCCGCGATCTTCGGTGCAACATCTGTTGTAATCTTCCCCGGAATACCTTTTAAAAGGCCAATCGCATCCAAAACATACGTTCCAATCGCCGTACCTAATGTAGATTTTGAAAAAGCTCCTGCCATTTTCTTTAATGCTATGATTAATAAGGAAGACGATCCATCTACTTCTTTAGGTATTAAACCAAACGCCGAAAGTATAGGGCTTACAATTTTATCCACTGCTGTAACAAGTTTAATAGCACCAAAAGCTATAATAAACTTTCCTTCGATTGTGGTTCCTAATCCTGAGATAAGTCCACCTAATATTGTTTTGATTGTTGTAAATACTTCTCCGAATATTCCACTCCAATCAATACTACTTAGGAATGTTCCAATGCCTCTTCCAAGTCCTGCCCAGTCTGTATTTTGCGCTACCTGTGAAAATACTCCAAGAAGATTTTTTACAAAAGTGCTTAATATTTGTCCATTTTCTTCCCAGTTAACTCCAGTGATAAAAGTATTAATCCCGTGAGAAATATTTGCTGCAATATCAGACCAATGTACAGTTTCATTGATTTTTCCAAGTACAGAAAAAACTCCATTGATTCCTACTGCAAATGTATCTGCGATAGTTGCGAAGTCGATGGATTGGAACATACCATTTACAGCTTTTCCAAGAGCAACGCCGATTTGCTGAAATCCTGTTAAGCCTGTATTATCTGTTGCTGCTAATTGATTCAAGAATCCGTTTAAGATTCTCCATGAGATCATAAAATAGTTTCCGAGTGCATTTCCTAACTCTGTCCATGGAATTTCCTGAATCATTCCTTTTAAACTTTCTGCAATTCCAGTACCTAGAGTTTTGAAGTTTATACCACCATCAGGAGATGCAATTTGATTAAATGCTCTCACTACATCCGTAATCCCTGCACCAACTACTTTACCTAATAACTTAAAATCGAAATTATCAAGGAATCCATTGATTGCCTGAGTAAATTTTGTTGTAAATGATGTGATTTTAGGACCAACATTCTTCCAATCAAGTGCATCATAGGCTAATTGCAGACCGGCATTTAACATATTTGCGATCTCACGGCCAACACCATACCAATTATTATCAAGGAATGCTTTTCTGATTCTTGAAGCCCAATGGCTAATTGGTGTTTCATAATCTTCATCTTCAAGACCACTCAAATCACCGAGTCCGCCAATTCCACCGCCGACTCCACCGCCACTTCCAGAACCACCTGCACCTCCTCCAGATCCAGTATCGCCTGATTGCTTATTGTCATTCAACTGATTCAATTCATCAAACGGCAGAACGGATAAGGTCTTCTTTAATTCTTTCGCTGCCTTAGATGCTTTGTTCATCCCTTTAGATGCATCGTTTCCGGCACTTCCAAGTCCTGAAAGATCAGTAGCAGAATCGCCAACTCCACCAAGATCATTTACAACACCTTTTGTTGCTCCTTTTATCTTTTTTCCCATCAGAACATACATAAAGTTTCTGAACATATTAGCTGCTTGCATAAGCCTGCTCATTAAAGCGTTTAATGCTTTAATTGCCGGAAGTACAGCTGCAATAATTCCTTGACCCATAACAGCTGATAATGACTGAATGTTTAATTTTAATAAACGTACTTGGTTTGCCCAAGTACCGGCAGTACGAGCAAAATCACCCTGCGCATCTTTTGTTACAGACATTAAATAGTTATATCTCAATGTAGCCTGTTCTGCCTGAGTCATAGAAGTCCACGACTTTGTAATTCCGTTTGCCAAAGCATAAGCACTCATATTTGCAACAGACATGTTAATACCTAATTGCTTTAATGGTTCAATCTCACCAGAAATACCTGCCCTGATTTTATAAAATGCTGTATCAGTATCTATATTATAAAAAGATGCAATATCACCCGCTAATCCGGCTAATGCTACTGACATGTCGGATGCTGCATTTTGGGCGACACCTGATGACTTCAACATTGCCATTATGGTTCCTGTGTATCTTTTAGCTGCCAACTCAGATACTCCAAACTGCTTTGAAGCTGTTGAAGCAAAATCATATGCTTTGTATTTTAATTTACCAAAAGAAACATCAATTACGTTTTCTGCTTCTGTTATATCCGATCCTAACGTTATTGCATCCTTTGTAAATTGTCCAAATGCTTGTACCGCCTTAAATCCAATAGCTGTTTGAATAAGATTTTTTAAGCTGAAATTTACGGTTGAAATACTTCCACTTGCTGACCCAATATTTCGAATAGCATTTACCATTTTACCAATACCACTACTTACAGTAGACCCCGCTCTGGATGCTAAGCTTGCTAATTCAGAAAATCCGTTCCTTAATTTTCCGAAAGAAGTATTCATTGTATTGACAGCGCTACTAACTCTACCGCCTGATGCTGCTAATTGTGCCAACGCCTTTGTCATTTCTACTGTATTCTTACTAACAGCCGGTGCTTTAGACATGGTATTGAAAAATGACAAAAGTTCTTTTGCCATTATTTGTAGTCCGTTAGCACTTAATTCTACTTTTTTGCCGGCAGAAGATAGACTCGCTAACGCTGATATGAATTGATTTATTGATTCTTCAACACCTTTAACAGATGCTAATTTATTTGCAGTTTGCTTTATTGCATTTCCTACCGCCGGAAGCTTACTTGCAACTATACCAGTATTATTTCCAGAACTGATTAATCTAGCTAATGATGCAACAAGTCTATTGATACTTGATGAAACATCCGGAAGATTTCCAAGTTTAGACACAGACTTATAAATACTGTCAAAAATCTGCGTATCAAAACCTTTTGTATCAACTGCCATCAATTTTCTGATAGAGTTAATAACAGAAGATATTTTGCTGTCGCTAAAATCAACGTTATTTAAAACTGACATTGCATGAGATACTTTTGATATTCCGTTCACAGAATTTTGAATATTTCCAGTATCTAATTTTCCTATCTTTTCAATTGCTTTGGAAACTGAATTGATATTTTTATAATCTAGCTTTGGTATCGTAACACCTGAAACACCTTTTAAAGCATTCAATCCAGAAGCCAATTCTTTTAATGGTTTTGAACTTGCATTTAAGGCGGTAAAATTAACATTTGTTAATGACTGTAACTGTTTACTGAGACCAGATAATTTAGGTACATTGATTTTGATACCACTCATTGATTTTAAAGACGAAGAAACCCTGCCTATCTCACGAGAATAGTTTCTCATACTTCCAGTATCTACGGACTTAAATGCTTTGCTCACGTCATATAATTTGTTTGCCAAATTATCAAGTGCTGTAACAGCTCTGGCAGTCGAACTTTTCACTTGTATATCGAGTGTTTCTATTGTACTATCTGGCATTTTGATTCACCTCCAACTAATAAGGTCAGCGGCTGATCTCATACGGTCAGCCGGTATAAAAAAATAAAGGGCAGAATCATTCGTCTGCCCCTATCTTTTCTATATTTGCATTTGCTTGCATAACTCTGAGTTCCATAAGTCTTAATTCTTGTTGCATTTCTTCTTTACTTCTTCCACTTCTCTTTTCAATTGATTCAATACTTTTTTCTTCTTTTAGCAATGGGTTTTCTGGATAATTTCCATTTTTAGAAAAAGCACAATTAATCGCTTGCAACACATAAGAACCTGTTAACCATGATTGATAATTTGTACTTTTCAATTCATATTCTTTCTGTTCTTTGTATGCATTTATGTATACACTGATTTCTTTTGGAGTGGAGTGAAAAAATTCATCTTTTGTCATTCCGGCTTTTACAGCCTGAGGAAACAATGTATCAAGTATTATTTCTCTGTAACTTCTGTTTTCGCTGTTTTCTTTTTGTGATCCTGAGGTTTCTTTGGTTCTTTCTTCTGTTCTGGTTCGATCCCTAACATCTTGTTCAGACCGATTAGATCGAAAAAATTATCTTCGCCCATCTTTTCAATACAAAGAGTCATGATCCCATAGAAATTTCCATCTTCATCATCTTTATGTTCTTCAAGATATGTTCTAATAAGAGATTTTGCATCTTTAAGATCAGAAACTGTTCCATCTCCCTCTGGTCCATGTGCTTCAAGAAGCCCTGCATAAAAGATTATTAATGTTGTCTTTGGGATATTGGAAATTTCTTTTACGAGCTTCTTAATATCATTTTTATCTTCTGATTCACTGATTCCTACCATCAATGAAGTTACGCTTGATACACAATCGTCATATAATGATGCTTCAACTGTGTATTCAAGCTTATAATCTTTTCCACCAATTTTTAATACTTTATACATGTTTGCCTCCTATTCATTCAAATTACACTTCTGTATCGTCTGGTTCTACTGCGGTATCAAGACCGACATACTCGTTGATTGTCAATGTCATTTCAACGGTTGCTAATCCATTCTGATCAAGCCCCGGCTTAGGTAACTGTGCTGGTGGCTCAATCTTTGTGAAATATGCCTTATCAAGTGCCGGGTAATATTCTTCATACCATACGGCTTTTCCTGCTGCTTTTCCTGTTTTGTATTCACTGATCAAAGTTTCCCATTCTTTAACTGTCTCGTTCGTTAAGTTGACAGTGACATTAAATGTTCCACCTGTTGACCCTCTACCTGCAATCTCTTTATCAACTTCATCTTCTAATGCTGATGCATCGATTGTCTCTGTATCAATTCCAATATCATCCGTGGCATTGATACGATGAAGCTGTTTAAATTTTGCCGGTTTTGTTCCTGCTGTAGTTTCTACTGCATATCCAACTTTTACACCGACTGTACTTATTCCGGCTACACCACTCATAATCAAACTCCTTTCTACCCTGTAACTATTGAGGGTTAGCGATCATGATTTTTCATGACCGGTTTAATATCTAAACAGAAATATCTGTTATTAACTATTTCTCTGAAACTTATATTTGTTTTTCATATTGTTCGTATAAAATCGCTGACCTCTATTCTTCTTTGAATCAATTAATCCCTGTATCTTTTCCTGATAAATCTCATCATTAGAAATTCTTATCAGGCTTGTGAGCAAATATATTGATAAATGGTTAGGTACTCTTTTATGTGTAACCATTTCAACGATATATCTTGATTGATTAAAAGTTCTGATGTGTGAATGACCATCAGCAAATTTCTTTTTTGTGTTATGCACTATGTACCCATCATCATTTGATTTATATATGTTAAATTCATTCTTTGAATAGATAAGATTCATGTTTACTCCAACAAATTACCTGTGTAGATTCTGCTATAACGACTTACAACACGCTTTATACTATTGTCTGTGTTATCTTGCTGTTCTGGTCCATATGTTCGTTGAAATCCCATAGACACCATTGCTCTGTGACTTGCATCATCAATCTGATATACCTTTTCAACACTTTTTGTTCCTGTTGCAAAACAATCAATTTGAAAACTTGGAATTGTAGCTACTTCGTCACCTTCTATATCCCAACGTGTCCCCGGATTTCCCATAAGAAACATTTGTGCATACATCTTTTTGTTAGCTGCAAGAGTTTGACTTCTTTCGAATGAATAATTTCCATCACCCACAACCTTTTTAACTTCTGCACTCCAACGCTTATATACATCGGACACTGGATTTTTTACTGTATCAGGCATATGAATCTTTCCTTTCTAAGAAGAAAATACTTCCTTTGCTATCTTTAACATCTGCTGTCGCATTTCTACGCCGGCTTTATACACTGGCATTGTTGCTTGTGTACCTTGCGACTTTACAATTTCTCCTGTATCAGCGTAATAATACCAAGCATCTTTACTTCCATTGCCTTTTCCATAAGAACCAATCGTATATCCTTTTGATGCTCCCAACGGATGAGGGCTGCTACCAACAGCTCCGTTGTAATGCACACCGGCACCAAACTCTATAAATAGTAAATCCTTACCACTTACGATCAAAGTTGCTTGTGCATAATCTCCAAAAGAATTGATTTTGATATAAGCATCATGTGTTTTGTCTGAATCGCCCGCCGCAACAGCTATATTAGAATCTATAACAGGAATACCAACTTCTCCGAGTCGCTTTACAAATTCTCTGTTTTTTCTAATAAGCTTATCTCTGCAATTTTCAATTTGCTTTATTGCTGATTGAATACTTTTTTGACTCAGCTCAATATTGATTCTCATTGATATACTCCTTTGATTTTGCTAATTCCATACCTTGCGATATTTCCTTTTTTTGTATCAATTATTTTCAAAATCTTATAATCTGGCATTGTCACTGGCGTTATTTCATCATCTTCCATTCTCAATGACCCATCTTGATTAAATTCTGGTTCTGAATCCACCCAACATACGACACCTTCTTCTGCATAATCGCAAAACGATCTGTCATAACTTGTAATATAGCGATCATAGTTCGGAACAATACCCGCTGATATTTCTTCCGCAGTACCACTTGTAGATGATACGGTCATTTTTTTCATGATCGGCTTTTCATAAGTAATGACAGTATCTATATCATCATGATTTTCTGAAATTTTCGAAAACCATATATTTTGCTTGTCTCTTTGCCTTGATCGCATATTACAATCACCTACATTCCTATTTCTTTAAATATGAATCCAACAACGATACCTAAGATTGCAGCAATAACTGTCCATACAACTCTTCGCCACGTTTCACCATCTTTTGATTTCAGTGATTCAACATCTTTGTTTACTGTATCAAGCTTATCATTCATGTTTATTAATTTTTCACACATAACTGCCGATGTTTTAGCAAGCGTGTGTATTTCTTCTGCCAATTTTTCTAGCTCTTCTATTCGTCTGTTTTGTCGATGATCTTCATCTTCAATTCTTCTTTTGAACTCACCGAATGTATTTGTTTCAACAAAGTGTTCGCTATCCAATGAAGACTCCCTTCTGGCATAAAAAACAGGACTTCGCAAAATAGAAAAGTCCTGTTTATTTCCAATTTAATATAACCTCCATAAAATGTGCTTTCCCCACCACCTTCTTAAGCACTCCCTGCGATGTATAATAGGAGGTCTTTTCAAACATCACGCACCGTCTTAGATAATTTTTGATTCAGGTATAATACCTCTCAAATAACTAGAAGGTGTTCCAGAATTTTCATAAGAAGCTGATGTACTGCTTTCTGAATAACTGACTACGCCTTCTTTTCCTTGTTTATCATAATGATACTGTGCTATCCTTTTTATTTTTCCTTTGTATCGTTTCACAGCTGATTGTTTCTGTTTTTCAAACTCTTTATCAGAAGCATATCCACCGGGATACATTGCACAGCACACTTCTTCTATTGCATCTTCAATCAATGAGTTTAGAAATGACTGTTGATTTGCTTCATAATCATCTCCGGCATATTCAATTAATTCATTCAATATTTCCTCTGTCATTTCTTTTACCTCATTTTATTTCTTCGGCGATCTTCCTCTTTTTGGTTTTTCTGGTTCTTCTGTAGATTCTTCACTTTTTACAGGAACTTCCTGTTCTTCTACAGATTCTTCTACAGAAGGTTCCGTGGAAACATTATCCTCCGGAACCTCATCACCAGCTGCATAATACACACCATTTTTATTTACTACATGATCATAAATCATAATACAACTTCTCCTATTTTACTTTCATAACATAAATGCTGTCCATGCCTTCAAAAGATGGGAGAACAATCTGAGAAGCAGTAGTTGAATAAGATACTGGTGGTCCGTATTCAGATTTAACAGCAATTGCAACTCCTGTATCATCAAGGACACTTACATCTACACTAGGATCACCAAGTAATGTTCTTTCCTCTGGTGTCACTCCATACCAAGTATTACCAAGCTTTCCTTCACCGATGATTGTTACATAATCATCAGGATAGAAGCTCTTATCTTTACCGTCATAGTCCTCAAACTTCTTATCGTATAAAATTGGGATAAGTCCTGTCTGAGACTGGAACACTTCTTTTACAACTTGTTTAGATACAAAATCAATTGTTCTTCCAGAAATTGTAATAATGGCATTTTTGATCTGAGAGTTTTCAATCAGATAGTTAAATGTTTTTGAAGTCATCATTGCATACATAGGTGAGACACCGATATCTGTCAGGTAATTAATACCCTTCTGAATATCGTTTAATGGTTTGGATGTATCCGCTTTATCCCATGTGCTTGTCCCTTCTAAAGATGCATAATGTTTTGCTTTCCAATCGCCGTTCGGATCATAACTGTAATTGTAAGCTACATTATCAGCTGTACCGATTACAATTTTCATGTCTCCGCCTACTGGTGCAAGTAACTGCATTCTCATGCGTTCGGCTGCAATATCAGCACCATCAATTAACTCGTTTGTATCATCATAGATATGAGATAAAACTTCATTAAGGTATGGATCATTGGATTCCTGAGCTCTTGTGATCTCTGCTAAATCCTGTTCTTTTACAACCATAGATTCACGGAAAAGTGGCATTTCTTCATTTGTCACTTTGAATCCTTTTCTTGCACGGATTGTTGCCATACCATCAAATGCAGATGGTTTTAATGCAACTCCAAGACCTTTATGTGTTTTGATCCATTTCAGGTCAATTCCAGTTTTCTTTTTATTTGGGAAAAAAGCAAGTCCGGCATATGCCATGGAATTACTTACATCAGAAGTTCTAACGGATGCTACTGCTTCCGCTGAAAAAACGTCTGTTAATAACATATTGTTCTCCTTTCTACCCTGTAACTATTGAGGGTTAGCGATTATCTATCTTTTCTAATAACTGGTATTTGTCTTATGCTAAGACTTCTGGTTCTTCTAATACGATTCTGCATCCAGACTTTTCTAACTCTGTAACTAATGCAAGATCATATGTTAATCCAGAACTTTTCTGTGCTCTTGTCGTATTTACATATGCTTTCTTTAAAACTGCCTGCTGCGGTCTTGTTTCATAAGCATCATGAAGTAAAATTCCAACAGCGCCAGTCCAAGGTGTAGCTTTAATTGGTGCTCCATCTTTTCCGATTGGAGTACCGGCTTTTACAACTTTTCTACCTAAATCGTCTTTGGTTTCTACGCCATCAAAGTCTACTGTATTTGGAATTGCTTCAAATTCTTTTCTGTTTAAAATTTCAACTTCATTAGAAACTGAAAGAACATCTACTTTCATATCTCCTCTTGCCATGATACGTCTCCTTTCTTACATGTAATGTTTTAATATATCTGCATTAACTCCGGCTTTTTTGTTCTTCGCAAATTCCTTTGCTTTTTCAACTGCAAGTGATTCTTTTGCATTTCCATTTCCGGCGTTAATATTTTTTCTGTTTTTGTAAAATTCCTGTTCCATATCGGATTTAGTGACTTTTATATGTTCTGCAAGACATTTAAAAGCTGATTCAATATCATTTCCGGCAAGTGACTCTGCAAATTTTTTCGCTGCATCTTTACTCATGCCAATTTCAGGGTCCATACATCTTTCTGTATATTCTCCAATCAGCATTTTCGTTTCTAACTCAGCGATTCTTGCATCTTTAGCTTCGTCAGCCTCTTTCTTTTCTAACGCTGCCTGTTCCTGCGCTGTTAATGTTGATCTGTACTGTTTTGTGATCTCGCCTTTTTCCTTTAAGGCTTTATCTAATGCAGCTTTATTTTTTGATCCCTCAGCTTCTAATCGTGCGATTTTAGCAAGTAATTCATCTGTGCTAGGTTCATCTTCTGTTGATCCAGAACCACCGCCATTATTGCCTGAAAGATTTCCGACCTGCGCTCCTTCTCCACCATCTGGTGCATCTGCAAATCTAACTCTGCTGCGAGTACGTTTACCTTTTAAATAATAAAAAAACATATAAAATTCCTTCCTGTGTTTTTATGAGTTCTCTCTCAATCAAATTTGTGTTTTATTTTCTGCTTTTCTCTAAGCAACCGTGTTTTATTAACGTCACTTCTCTGTGACTATATGTATTTAACACTACATCTGCATCCTACGATTTCAGATGAGCTTGCGCCCAAAGACACATCCCTTGGGTACATTAATAAAGAACCACCCACAATGAATGGTTCTGTTATTCCTATAATCTCTCCATCAGCGGACCTATGTGTGGACCTTGTTTTCTTGTCCATAATTGCAACCCACTGTTTTTTTGTTTTTCCTTGTGCTATTGCTTCTAAGTCGTATTGAAAACTTCTTGATACATTGCTTTCATTCTCAGAAATAAATTTTGCTCTATCCTGTGAAAAGTAATAAGGATCATCAATATTCCTTTTCGTAGCATCTATAACTTCATATGATAATGCTGTCATGTATGCCAAAAAATTTTCATTTGGTGTAACATACCCATTCAAAGATTTCTTATATCTGTCAAAAAACTCTTGTCTTGCAGTTTCCCAATTTGGTGTTGGGTATTTCTGCAACGTAAACATAAGACTCATGACATAGAGAAATTCATCTTCCATATTCTCGGCCAGTTTGATTCTTGTCTCTTTTTCTTCTTTCGGAAGTTCCATCTCTCCAAAATACTTTTCATACGGAATAGACCTTGTATTCATATCCATTTGATTCAATTCATCAAAACTTAATGCTGAGTACATTTCTCTCTCCTGTTATGCCTGAATCTTATTTGAGTCTGTATTCAATCCATCTAATATCGGTGAGTTTCCTGTCTGATCAGATGTATCGCCTTGAATCTTTTCTGATGTATTGCTACCAGTATCTCCTATGGTTGAAGTGCTGCTACTATCAGATGTTTTCCACAAAGATTCCTGATATTTTTCAATCATTTCCTGACTATCGTTCCAAACTTGTTCCACATCACCAAACGCGTCAACTACCTTTAATGCGTGTCTTCCGTGGATTCCGTGACTCACATATGTAGCAAAAGTGTTTGCCTTAACAGACATGTCATAATTCTTTCTTCTGTTAAAATGAAAGTCTATATCAGAACTGTGTATTTTTCTGATCGGGCTGTCTTCAGGAAGAATTTTTGAAGGAACTAACTGAATCGCTCTTAGGATCAATTTAATTTCTTCTCTCTTGCCCTTCTCAGTCATTTGCTGTTCTCTCATGGCATCCAATTCTGCTGCACTCCATCCAGAACTCATGTCGGTTGCTGTCCCCGTTGATCCACTGCCAGAACTTTCGTACTGAATAGGGACTTTACAATCCTGAAAGATTCTACTGCGGTAATCAGAAATAGCAGATAATGTACTGCCAGAATCAAATGTGCTTGAAAGTGGTTGAACACTTGGTTTCCCATTTTCGTTTGAATATGTCACTAACCACTGACCGCTTTTAGGTTGAATCTCATTTCCTTCTTCATCTACTGGGAACTTAATGTCGTTCCCCCACCATATTTCCTGTGTTCTCTGTGACACATCATTCGTAAAGTCTGACATTAAAATATTGAGTGCATCAATTTCTGGAATCTTTCTTTCGAAGCATCCCGTTCTGTCAAAACTTCTTTCATACTCAATAATCGGAATATCTTTCAGTGGATTCTTTTCTACTGAAACGACCTCACCTGATTGAATCTCATAGCGGTATTCTTTAGTAAAACATGTAAAATACAGCTTTCCTGAAACTTTCCTGTATGTAACACCTAAAACTTTTTTCTGACCTGTCCCGTTGTTATATACGCAAAAAGCATATCTGGAGTCAAGTGTATACACATCTACCAGAGATTCAGGTTCACCATCTTCCATATCGTCAAAGTCTGTCTTAATATCAATCATTCTATGACCGATACCGCAGATTTCAATAAACTCTGCCATACACTGATCTTTATAACCGATGTTTTCTCCGTTTGTTAGAATCTCATTTAATGAAGTGATTCCTGCATCATCCGTTTTTGAATCAGAGCCATGCATTTCCTTGTCGCCACGTTGAACCAACATGATAGGGCTGCTCCAATTGTAGCCAATCTTAAATTCTTTGACGTAGTTTGCAACACTTCCATTAACCTTTATATCAATGTCTGGTCTTACTATTTTTTGTCGTTTTAATGGCTGCTGTCCGCCTTCATAGTCAATCAGAAACTGCATCTGTCTGCGATTAAATAAGTGTTTTGCATAAGCTTTTCGCAAGACTGATAATATGTTATCTTCATCAATGATTGTCTCATCTGTATAGATTTTTGTTCTTCCAAGCAGTCTTGCTTCTAAACCCATTGTCGTTTCACCTCTTTCTTCGCAATAAAAAAGCATCTGCGGAAATACATCCACAAATGCTTACTTAAAATCTATTATATAGTATACTAAACTAAAAGGTCTTATTGTGTATCATAGAGTCTTATTCTTCAAATCCTTTGATTTTCTTAATTTCATCTAATGCTTCTTTATGCATTCTTTTTACATGCTGCAAGGAATAACCCATTTCATTTTGTATCATTCTTAATGTTTTGTACTCAACATACCTTTTAAAAAGAAGATCATAATGATTTGGATTTTCTGTTGTTTCGATCACTGATATAATTTCTTTTTTCTTGATCAGAAATCTTTTGATCTCTCTATTAGCTTCTCTTTCTTTATCTACAATATTGGCTATTGCATCTCCCATACGATCTTTTTGTTTTGAAGTTTGTACTTTATCAGAACCGATTGCTACGGATGCACTAGTCGCTAACGCTCTCAACTGATATACCTCTGACAATTTATTATGTATTTTTTTATCAAGAAACTGTAATTGCATTAAATATTCTTTCGCTGTCATTTTTTACCTCTAAACTGGACTTTGTCTGATATAACTTTGTCGTGCTTCTGGCTTTGATACAAATTCTGCTAACATAGCTAATGAGTCAGGACCATCATCATGCAGAACCTTCGCCTTTGTTGTGTAAGAAGTTACATTTTCCATGAATCTTCCATAATCAGACTTTACTTGGTATTCTGATGGTTCTAAAAATAAGCAATGCTTCTTTATCCAATCTGAATTGACCAAAATTTTGGTTTCTTTATTTGCTGTTGTGTATTTTGGTTCAATAATTGTCCTTGCTTTGCCTTTGATCATTTTGCTTATATTATCTGCAATTCTTCCTCCGGCTTGGTTTGATTCAAAACGCACCTTATGTGGTTGATGCCTAATAAGAATTGCAGCTGTCTTGTTATCAAGAATTTCATAATTCGTTTCATCGTCAAATACAACATCCGGTATATAAAAATCTTCTCCAAACTGATATGCAATCGGAAGGGATTCAAAGTCGGTTCCCTTATCTTTTGTATCGCAGACACCCCAGATAGCATCTGGGTCTTTTTTAGGAAATACTGTATAACCGGATACCCCCTCAGGAACATGATGTTTTTCAAGATAAAATCTTCTTAATTCATCCGCCGGTAATAATAGTCCTTCACGCTCTACTGGTTTTTGTTGGTATAAACAGTTAAACGAAATATCATCCATAGCTTTTCTTGCATCTTCAAAATACTCTTTAGAGAATCCATTTACAGTAAACATGAAATTGCTTTCGCCTTTTTCATTTAGTGCCGGTACTGCAATAAATCTTGCTCTCGGATCACCTGCATATAGTGTCTGTAGCTTTCCAATCGGATCATGAACACTCCATCGTGTCGCAATATAGAACTCTTTGCAACCGTCCAATCGTCTTGATCGTAAATCGTTTGCAACTTTCGTCCAGAGTGTTTCCAGTCGGTTTTTATTCAATGCTTCTTCAATTCCTGATACCAAGTCGTCCGCGGTAAGAAATTTATTACAACGTGTCGCACCTGTTAATGATCCATCAATTGATCGAAACGTCCACGTTTTGAAACGGCCATTTCTTTCAAGGTTTACTGTTGTTTCTTTTGCGTTTGTTCCTTGCATCTGCACATTCGGAAAAATCTCATGCCATGTGTATTCTACTGGATCATTTATAATTTCAAGAACTCCATCATACAGTGATCGTGTCAAAATGCTACTATGGGCAGAAGATAAGTTAAAACAATTTGGAAACCAACCACCAACAAGAGATAAGAAAAAGTCTTCCAGTGTTGACTTTCCACAACCAGGGGGAACACTTAACGCAAATATGTCCAATTTATCGTCCATTAAATCTTGCAATGATTGAATTATCCCGTGTTGCATAAAAACCGATCTACGTGGTTCGTAGAACCTCTCAGAAGGTACTCTGTTCTTTTCAAGATATAACAAACCACTGTCTACCTGATAATGCTGACCTTCCAGAAGCAGAAACTTCCAGTATAGATCGTCATATTCCGCCATTCCTGTCGTTGCTGCCATATATGCAGCCATTTCATGGGCATACTTGCTTATCTTGATTGCATAGTCCATGACCTCTTTATTGTTAAATGTTAATTCTTGCTTCATGTTGAGCAACAATTGGTATGTATCATTCTGGTTTTCGTACAAATCCATCTGTCCGTCCAATATTGACTTAAAGACCGATTGATACCATTCAAAACTTCCTTCTTGCATAAAAAAAGAACCGACTCCTTCCCTTGAAAGCGTCCGGCTCTTTGGCTCTTGCGACTATTAATAATTTATTTCAAACATTTTTTTGCAGTTTGACGATTTGCATTTATACTGCAAATGACTAATTTTCGTATCATGGTTAACAGGAAATTGCTTCTTTCCACACCACGGGCAATGAATCCAAACATTGCCTTCTTTATCCTTTTCTGCATACGACATTCCCTCAATCGGTTCTGTCATATAATTTTTCATTTCTTTGATAATTTCTGTCATACTCAATGTTATAATCCCCTGTCAATTCTAAAAAAACAATGCGTATGCCGGAGTTGAGCCGGCTAAACTGACCATATTCAGATACGCAAACAAAATAAAAACATTGTAAGGAGTGAAATCTTTGCCTACTTAAAGGCGAACATCTCTTTTCACCAGTTGGGGTGAAAAAGTTTTTCATGAAAAAAAGAAATCCATCCCGGCTATAACGGTCAACAGCAACATTGGCTTGAATTTCACATACGTACTAAAATAATTTTAAGAAAGTAAGGACTTTATGTTCGCAATAGCGAACAAATGGTATAGCCAGACTTGAACTGGCATCCTCAACATTCGTAGTGTTGCGCTCTATCCAATTGAGCTATATACCACAACTTATTTGGAGGTAATCGAAATGTTATCGTATCTTTCTGAATTTATTACCATTTCCATTGCTTCTATTGGCGTAAGACCAATTGCGGAAATGACATTTTGAAATGTTGATGCTGACTGCCCAGAACATAACTGAACACCTTTTCGGTTGCTGTCAGCATGAAAAACATTATTTCTACTTTGAACATTCCAGAACACAATGTTAGGAATCTCATAACCATGTTTTTTAAATTCATCAGCCATCTGATCATAAAACGTCCAACTATCATTTGTGCACTGATCAATTTCCATATCAGAAATAACAACAAGTGCTTCTGGCATTTCTTCCTGATCTATATGATTATCAATCGCAACTTTCAAAATCTTATCAAATGCTTTTTTCAGATCTGTATTGAATCCCCATTCCGCAGATATTGCGTTGCTATATTTCTCATATAATGTGTTTCCTTTTAGCGATACAAATTCAGGGTCACCGCTAAATGTCATAAAAAGATTATGATATGGACCAATGTTTCTTTCTGCAAAGTATATTGCAAGACCTACAGAAGTTTGCATAGGTCTTCCATTCATAGAACCTGATACATCAGCCATAACTAATACGTTTCGTCCCGGCTCTACATAGTTCGGAAGATTCTTCCACTGTGCTTCTGCAATGGCATGATCGATCTCGTATGGTGAATCAATTTCATTGATCAAATCATATGGATACAGTGTACTTGAATTGATCTTTTGCCTTCCGTTTGACACATCTTCCTTGTACTGTTGGAATCTTTCTGCATCATGACGATAAAAAGCATATTGGTTGTTCAACATACATCTACTAGGAACTGATGGATAAAATATCTCGTTCCATTTGTTCGCAGACATATATGTTTCCGTGATCTTTAAGTATTTTCTAAGATTACGGACAATCCTTTTATAACTTCGAACAGGCATACCAAAACTAAGTGCTGTCTTAATTCCAAGCTCCCTTGTTTTCTTAGAGCTTGCATCCGCAGTCTTTAACCATTTAGCCAATAATGATATCGGTTTTCCGTTGTGGTAGTCTTTGAAATCTTCAACCATCTGTGATTTCATATGAGTCCACATATCCTGTTCTAAAGGCGTATCGACCAATGCGTACCAATCATCGTAACGCCCATATTCAGGAATCCAGTAAATGTTATTTTTAATACTTTCAGGGTATACGCAAGCCATATGATGAATCAGATCACGGAAAACTTTTCTTTCTCCTAATCCACCTCTTACATCTCTTGCGTAAAATACGATTTTTGTAGCAAGTAACGGATTTTCTTTGTACGCTTCGTCAAACAAGGACAGAACTCTTGATAGTTCTGCATCTCTAAGACCTCCAATTGTTGAATACAAATCAAGACATGCATTGCCCGTAGTATTCAAAGCAACTGCACCATTCTCTGTCTTTGTGAACTTTGTTTCTCTTTCCACTGCTTGTGCAAAATTCATATTTCCCTCTCTTTCATAATCAGGACTCGTGAAGTATGCTATACGTCATGGCTTGTTTTTTTGTTGCATTGTACTTTTTATTTGCTGTATGAGTCCCTAAGAACATGATGCTTGTGCATTAACCTTCAAAAACATTTTATAATACATTAAAATTTGCTGTTAGCATCACTCAATGGACCGTACAGGATTCGAACCTGTGGCCTTCCGGTTATGAGCCGGATACTCTCACCCGCTGAGTTAACGGTCCCAACTACCGAGATTTTCTCGACAGTTTATAATTAATCTGCAATACATATGTATCTTACAAATTCTCTAGGAAGTAAGACCTTATCCCTTGCTGAACGTTTTATACAAAACATATCATCATCTTTGGAATACCAGAACATATCGTCTGAATAATGTGTATCACGATCTATATCAAAATATTCTTCTCTTCCATCAACGAAACTGACTTTAACTTTACTCATTTAGCACCACCATATCACAACAATGTTTAACGCATATAAGAGAATCATGGATGAAAAACCTACGATCGTTGCTTTATCATTTGTTTTTGCTGTTTTCATAAACCATCTGATGATCAATGCATATACAATATTGCAGAGTGTAACAATAGCTTTTGTGATCATCTACTCAACTCCTAAAATTAATAACATCAACAAAAACAACCAACCAGTTCCAAATGTTACTGCTACATACACTGAAACACCAACTACAAACATGTTATATAAATATCTCATCGTTTCACTGCTCCTGACTTATTTTTTAAATACTCAAGTTCAAAGTTGATATACGTTGCTGCTTTCTCTAAGTCCTCAACAAGTTTGTTTGGGTCTTTCTTACCTGCTCTGCATATATACTTTACTGCATTGCCTAAGTTGAAATTTAAATCCCAGTCTCTAATCACATCTTTTGCTTCATACTTTCCGGGATTGTAATAGTTTTGATGTTCAATCATTCTTGTATATCCTCTCTGTGTGTTATGAGTTATATATTAATTTCTTTGTATGCCTAAAAAGGCTCTTTTGTTTTTTGGGGAATTTTTGGCACTAACTCCGGCGGCGTGGGCGGTCTCCTGTGAGGGGTACCCCGTCTTTTCTGCCGTTCCCTTTACTTTGTACAACATGCACAAAACAAACAAGCTTTATTGTGTAGCCTGCATATATCTTTACACCACACGATCAATCTATACGTTAAATAATGGTTTAAGTTATAGATTACCATATATCTATTGTGATACTGCACAACTATATATATTATTATTATTGTCTTATTGTGCATAATGCTTTTATGATATATATATTATTCTTATAGATTTGGTTTTTGTGGTAGTTGTTGATGTTCTGCATACTTCTTTGCGATCTCTGCTCTGCTCTCTTTTGGCAACCCTGTCTGATCAATGATGTTAACTGTCTGCTGTTCGCTGTACCCGTAACAGCTCTTTAACAAGAACATTGAGCCTACTGAGTTTTGTTCACTTGTGCGATCTGCCAATGCTAACTCACATTCTTTTTTCCATCTTTTGACAGCGGCGGAATGTCCAGAGCTTGCCCGAACCTCACCAGTACGCCAACTGTTGAACGTATCATCGTTAATCCCAGTCAATAAAGAGAACCCCAACAACGAAGGATTATGATTATATTTATAACAGAGCGCTGTGTATATATCCCAGATCTCATTGATTGTATCTATATCGCTAGTATCTATGTTTGTTTTAAGTTGGTATAACGTCTTATCACTCTTCTTAGCTTTAAATACATGTTTAAATATATGCTTAAGCATGCCCTTAAACGTAGACACCTTGTATATATCTTCTTCGTTAGCTAAAGATTTAATATAATCATCTGCGTATATCTCAATCTCATTCTCATAAACTTCTAAATCCTTCATGTTCTCACCACCTTTTACTTTATCACTCTAAAGCATTAAATAATAATCTTAAATATTCATAAGGGCTTTATATAATACCCTGTAATTAATATCCTGAACTAAAGATAATTTTATTGCAAGCGTAAATTTAAAGACTAATATACAGCGTTCCCGTCGCTTATACAGCCATATAAAACACTCTTATTGGCCAAAATACGCAGACTAGGCACCGCCGGCACCGTTATATTTCCACTTTAGATCATCAATAAAATTTTATAAAATCTTTATAATTTTAAGACTCAAAAAACGTCGTGACGTTTAAAAAGTCGCACAAAAAAAAGAAGCTCAATAAAGAACTTCTTTCATGTTTTTATTCTTCTTTTAAAATTTCCGTCATATCTTCGATCGCTTCCTGCTGCGTTTTATACTTCCGAAAAATTCCGAATGTATTCTTGAATAGCAAGAAATATTTGTAGCCCCACAAACTGTCGTCTATTCCGGCGTTCGGATGGTTCTCTGTAAAATATACTGTATTTTTCTTTTCTTCCACGCTCCGTGCTAATGATTCCATTTTTGTTCTTTTACTCATAATTTTGTACCTCCTATAATACATAATCAATGAAGTATACTGTACCTTCATATTCTACAACTCCCCAGTCAAAAACCGGCTTGTTTGTTTCAATCATCTTTTTATACTCTTCCTGATCTTCTTCCTCAACGTCCCACTCATTCATGTACTGATCAAAGAATTTTACAAATTCTTCTTTCACGTATACTGCTGATCCATTGCATAAATAGTCAACAGCTTCTTTCTTTGTATGGTTGTCTTCCATTACAACCATTAATTTTTTTTCTGTTTCTGGGCTTAATTCTAATCCTGCATATTTAATTTTTCTTTTTTCGTCTCCTGTTAAATACATTTTTTTACCTCCTTATAATTCTACAATAACTCCGTCTGCTTCGTCATTAAGTTCCTTTAATGACATAAAAATTTTAAAATCTTCCATTCTTTCTCCGTCCTCGTCGTAACAATTTTTAATTGTTACCCAGATTCTTTCGGACTCTTCTTTTGTAAGTTCGCCGTCATTTTCAATATCAAAATCAATAACAGCATCTCCGTTTTCTAACGGAATTGTCACAATCCCGTTTTCTTTCATTTCTTTGTTTATACTTATCACTTTTTTCATGACTTCAATCTCCTTTTCTTTATTTGCTTATCTCCTTTAACTATCTTTATTATAATCTTTTTAAAGATTAAAGTCAATACTTTTTTAATCTTTTTTAAGATTATTTTTTAATCTTCTACATATTTGATTATGTTCCCCGGCTGCATGTCTAACAGTTTGCAAAGCTGTTCAAGTGTTTTGATTCCGATCATCTCGCCTTTTCTTATCTTTTGCATGGCGTTTTGGCTTATTGGTCGCTCTTCTTTTATTCTTGTAGCGTTGTAACCGGCTTCCTTTAATTCTTCTATTACGTTTATTTTGTACACTAACATTTAATTTTTTCCTCCTGCTTTTTTATTTGATTTTACTTCTTTTTTTCGTTCCAG